TGGGGACTTGCATGAACCCCGGACGCTCTGATTGATCGCGCTCCGGGGATATTGTACGTCACAGCCTAGGCTTCATGCCGTCGACTACAGCTTCACACGCCAGCCCGGCTATTCGGCTTCGCTCAAGCGCTGCTGCGCAGCTGCCCGCCATTCGGTCAGCGTCTTCAAGCAATCCCCCGAGCACCACGACGGCAGAGGTTCCTGCCTTGCGCTGCTGGGTAGCGATGGTGTCGCAGGTGGCTCGGCGGCCATCCCGCAGCCGGGCAATTTCTCCGCGCAGCCCGCCAGCAGCAGACTCAGCAATAGCGGCGCGACCTTCGGCCAGTTCCAATTTTTTCCGTGCATTTTCGCCTTCCTCGTTCGCCACGGCTTGTCGGCGCTGTTCTTCTGTTCGCGCCTGGGCAGCGACACGCCGGTCGCGCTCGAACACCTCAATGCGATAATCGGCCAAGGATATTTCTGACCTGGCTGCCTCCGCTCGAGCCTCCGCCGCTGCGCCGCGCTCGATAACCACCCGGTACTGTTGTCCTCCGGCGATCAGCATCAGGGCGATGAGCCACCAGCACCAGGCCGGTACCGCGCCAAGCCTGTTCATGCGATCGCCCCGCCGAGCTTCTGCCACTGAGCCAGCAGCGCGCCCACGGCTTTGGGATTCTGGCCATAATTGTTGCCCGGGAAGCTGGCCCACTCGTTGGCGCACTTGCCTATCGCCTCGCGGATCTTTCCATCCTTGATCAACTGCAGCGCGCCACGCTCGCCCAGCCGCTTAATAGCTGCAAGGTCCTGCGCTTCTGGCGTGAAGCGCCCCTTGAATCCGTAGCGCTTCACCAGTTCGTCCCACGTCCCTGCTAGGAACTGGTAACGACCTGCGGCGCTACTGGTGATCGGCTTGCCGTTAGAGAGCCGAGTGATCTTCTGGCGAGGGTGGTCGGCATACCCCTGAAACAGGCCTTTACCGAACAGGACGTTGTACCCGTCGTCGCTACCATTCACGGATTGGGTGCCCTCGGCGAAGGCGATTAGATCCAAAAATCGGAGGATGTTCGCACCTCCGGCTTGGGATTCAGTTAGTCTGGCCATGGTTTCTCCAGGCAAAAAAATCCCGCACTAGGCGGGCTGCAGTTTTATGGCGGTTACGCAACGATCGACCTGGTGCGAAGATCCTTCCAGTGTCGGCCATTAGATCGGAACATTGCCGCCCCGCCGTCTGCGTCACTGACTATGATCAGAGAGCGCGGCCAGCTAGCCGCAGAAGGAAGATCCGCCAGCATGCACGTAGGAATTTTTTGCGGAAGCGCTGACGCGGCACCTGATTTCAGAAGGGTGTTCATGAGTAATCTCCAAGCAAAAAAACCCGCGCAGGGCGGGCTACTGATTTGAGGCATCTACACAACAGTCGCTCTGGTGCGGAGATCCGTCCAGTTCGTGCCATTGGAACGGCAGTGAGCAGGCCCACCAGTTGCGTCGCTGACGATAATGACGCAACGCACCCAGCTGGCGGCCGGCGGCAGAGACGCCAGCGTGTATGACGGGATCTCCAACGGAAGGGCTGCCACCACGCCGGAGTTAAGTCTCAGCTTACCGTTGCCTTTCGCGTTGAAATCAATGCTTACGTCGGCGGCGGTTCCGGAAACTTTGAGCTGTGGGGTCGAGCCACTAACAATATCCACATCTGCGCCGACCCCCCCAAAAGTGATTGAACGCCCGGCGTTTGTTACCTCGTCGTGGACAATGAAAGAGAACGGCAACGAACCGGTTGGCTTTTGCACCAGATCGTAATTCTCGGTGAAAAGCTCCCCCTGGAAGCCCTGCAGGGCGCTGAGGTTAACCAAGTTACTGTCGCGAATGTCAATCTTCCCGTTGACCATAAGGCGAGCACCGCTGAAAAGCTTAGTATCGCTTCCTGCGTTAATTGTTCTTGAGCCGACAATTTGCGCCCCCGTCAGCTTCACCACTCCCGTGGTCATGGGAGTGCCATCTGGAGTTTCGATGCGGATAAGTGCTCGCTTGGACTGAGGCTGACCGGCATTGAATCTGAACCCCTCGATACCAGTACTGACACCGTTCTCACACACGATTCGGATGCAGTCATCTAGTCCCCCATACATGGAGGCGCCACCGGATTCAAATAGCCCGTTGATATCGAGGTTAACGTTTCGGTAGGAGTTGTTTCGACATCGGATGGTTATGCACGCAGTACCCCAGGTAAGGAAGTAGCACCCCAGGTCAAACGTCCAGTGGAATACACCATCCATGTAAAGTGGAGATTTTCCACCATGATGCGCAAATCTGCAGGATTTGAAGTCGTTACAGGTCAAGGATGCCCATACCATAGAGGAACGCACCGTCCTGTACTTGCCGGTGACACCCCAGGCGTTGAAGGCATCGCCCAAATAGGACCAGCTATCCGCACCGTTGAACTGATTAATGAAGTAGCAGTGCTGCCAGAGAGTCGTCTCACTCCCTATGTTCCATACTGCCGCTCGCTCCCAATGCCCGTTGGTTTTTAGGCTGATGAATTCGTTGTTTCCGCAGACATCGGTGTTGGACGGACCAAGAAGAATCCCTGTCAGGGGTAGGCTTGATGGATCTCCATAAATAGCAAGTCCCCTACACGTCAACCCGCGTGTCCCCAGCATTTCGACACTGACCTTGCCAGCCGTCTTGCAGAGAAACATTACACCCGGCGCCTCAAGATCCAAGTTCCAGCCGAATGCGCCTGTAAAGTCTGTGGTGTCGTCAAGAAGATAGACGCCAGGCTCCAGCACAAGAGAAGTAGGCGCCATGCGCCAGCCTTCGTTCACCGTCTCCCGGAAATCCGCCCAAGCCGCATTCAGGCCAGCAACGGCACTGGTTGCACCGGTCGTGTCGATGTTGTAATCAGACCCTCGAATCGTGCTGTTCTTCAGCTTGGCAACAGCGTCTGCGACCGTTTGAACGCTGTCGGACCGAGCGATTTCGCTGGGCAGCCATTCCTCTGAAATCTTTCCATCCGTACCGGCCTTGGGCGTTGCCCCAGCCACGGGATCTTCAACTATCCTGCTTTCAAGCTGAGCTATCGCCTCTAAGCTATCGTTGTCGACCCAGCCAGAATTTTTGTAAATGTACTCAGCACCGGTAATGCTGTTGGTGTAGCGATCGCCGAACTGCAGCGGGTCACCATTGTCGCGGGCCGTCGGCGCCTCAGGGGCCGGGAGAAGAAAACTCGAAGTGCGCGCCTGTGCCTCAGCGGCTGCTTCGGAGGCTTGCTCAGCAACGCTTGCAACTTCCTGAACTGCATCAGTACGGGCTACTTCTGAAGGAAGCCAATCAACATTGATTTTACCCTGGGCATCTGCCAATGGTATCAATCCTGGCCCGGGCGCAACTGATGCGGTTCCACCCGTCACGATGGCCTCGGCATTTTGCGCGCTAGCAGCTGCACTAGCAGCGCTGTCTGCGGCCGAAATTTGAGCATTTTTAGCCTGATCCGCAGCCGTTGTGGCCTCATCCGCGTGCTCTGCGGACACTTGCTCGGACAGCCCGGCCGCCAACTGACTTTCCGCCGCGGCTTGTGCGCTGATACTCGCAGCGCTCTGACTTTCCTGTGCAGAGGCTGCCGAAGCTGCAGCTGAGGACTTAGCCTCCTCGGCAATCACGGTAGCACCGGCCACTTCTGCTCGGGCCTGCTCCACCGCATTTGCATTGGCTGCCACCTGCGAAGCCTTGATGGAAACAGTTTCGGCATGAGACGAAACTTGGCCGGCGTCAGTCTTTACTTGGCCTGCGAGCTCTCGAACCTCTGTCAGGTCTTGACTGGTGGAGTCCCGTGCATCCTGAATCTGCCCCAGCAGCTGCACCGCCGCGTCGATTTCTGGCCCGGTATGGGCGCTGTTGTAAGCCATTGACTTTTCTCCGGGCACAAAAAAACCGGCTTTCGCCGGTTCTCAAGAATTTGATGGATCAATAAATAGTGAGGATCAGGTTCCGCTCTTCCCCTGACAGGGCGTCTACCGCAATCCCTTCGACCTGGTGCGGGAAGTCAATATTTGCGGAATAAGCCTGAAGGGCTGGAGCAAGCGCACGCTCCACCCTGGCCTCCGGCACGGCACCTGTCATAGAAACCGCCCAACCACGCGTTGTTTTCGGTGTTACGCCGATCGCCAGCAGCAGGACATTCTGCAGTTGAGTGGTGATGGTGATCGGATTGGCGGGGGCAACATGCGCTTCTAGCTTTACGGTTGACCAGCCCTGCGATCTGAAAACCAAAACGGATACGAAAATCGAGTTAGACGCAGCCCTTGCATAAGCTGGCGGGGCAAGTCCATCCGCGTAACGCGCAGTGCAAACGTAATCCTGGTTAGACTGAGCCCAATGTTGCCAGCCCGTTGCCGACATCGTGGTTCGGATGGATTCGTTAAGGGGGGACATGATTGCGACAACCAAGTCGCCTGGCTGCACATCAGCGGGGAACTTTGCGTCGACTCTAGCGGCGCCGCTGGCCAGCAAACTGGTGGAGCCCACGAATTCCCATGCGGACCAAGGCCCCGGAAGTGCGCCCCCCATCAAAGCTGCCTCGATCATGCGCGAGCCCCCACAGAGCCTACCCATCCATCACCAATCCAAATTAGGATAACCGTGGTCCAGGCGTTACCCAGCACCGGCACCTGACCGTTGTTCCACAGGATGCCGGCGGGCCAGTTGATATTCGCTTTGCCGGTGATGTGCAGTACCACCGACATTGCCCTGTTTGCCGCAGGCGGATTGGCAAATGTCAGGGTCCGCTGCTGAGTTGCGTTGATCTTGAAAACTTGGCTCAGGCTCAGATCCAGTACTGCGGTTGTGGTGGCTACATCCAGATCGTAACGCCTCAAGCTTCCGGAGTATTCCACCCCAGTGCCATCAGGCTTGGCTACCAGTGGAAGCCCACCTTTGCCCGACAAAGCAGGAAGTCCAGCGGCTCCTTGTGCTGCGGCTGCAGCAGCCTGGGCGGTGTCCCGGTAACCCTTGGCCGCGTCTGCCTGGGTCTTCGCCGATGCGGACTGCAGAGCAGCTGATTGGGCGCTCTGCGAGGCGGAGCTTGCCCGCTGCGCAGCCAGGTCAACTTGGGCCGCGCCATTCCTGGTTGCGAGCTGAGCACTCTCTGCCGCCGACTCAGCCTGATCGCCGATATAGTCGATGGCCTGGTTCATCTGGTCCGCAAACTGCGGCAGCGCGGCCATGAAGTTGTCGGCCAATGTGGCAAACGTGCCGGCTGAGTTCTGCCGGCTTGGCGCCTCTGGCAGAGGCGTGATGGTAGGTGTAGCCATCAGATGAGTCCTTCGACTGAAATGGAGCAATCCGACGCAGTCGGGCCGCTGATAACCAAGTTGAATTCCTTGTAGTAGCCGTACAGGATCGTTGACTGGTAGCTGGCTTCGCCGATCCAAACCAGCGGCTTCGCCCGGTGCTTGCTGAGAAGGCGCTGCACCTGTGAAACCATGCTGGTCGGTACCATCACATCGAAGTCGGCACGCTTCGAGTAATCCCGCTCAACAATGACGGTGTTGCCAAAGTCATCCCGCTCCTTGCGGCTGTAATCGACGATGCCCACGGACGTCCCGTAAAGTGCATCGCCAAGAACCGCGGCCTTACCCAGGATGAGCGCCCCGACCTTGGCGATACCGGCAGGTTTGGACACCTTGATTTCGATGGAGCCATAGCTTCCGACCGGCACATCCAGGAGCACGAAGTCCTCGTTCACCTCAACCGGGGCAAAGAAATACTCGTACCAGTCGTTGATCCCATCCGTGGATACCGGCGAAACGCTAGATTCGTAAACAATGCCCTGGTACGGGTCGACAACCCGGACGTAAATCGATGCGGCGTCCAGCCCGAAGAAGGCCAATGAATCGACAGCTCGCCCTGGAGCGATAGTCAGAGAGATGCTTTCGGGGTTGGTAGTGACCGTCCCTATCTTGTCGTCGAACATTCGCCATCGGTTTGTCGGCCCCAGATCCAGCCAGATCGGTGGATCGGTCGCAGGACTAGTTGGATTCTTGTTGGTGTTCGCAGCGAGCGCCTCGTAATTCCTGTGCTCAAACATGACAATGTCGCCGACCGCGTACGCCGTGGTAGCCAACCACAGGGGGTAGTCTGCCTCCGGCACATTGGTCAGCATCGATGCCATCTGGAACGCCTGCCCAACCTGAACCACCAACGGCTCAGAATTGGGCTCCACCAAAAACGCCTCCATCACCGCCATGCTTGGGGTAATTTCGACGGGTTCAATGATCCTCACGGGCACAGCTCCTGTTCCAGTTTTCGCGGCAGAAGATCAGTGTTTTTGGCGGCTTTCTGGGTGTACTTGGCAATGGCGAACAATGCCGATTTCAATTCGGCCCGGAGCTCGCGCACCTCGGTAGCGGTCACATCGCCCTGCCCGCCGTTAAGCATCGCAGCGGTCTGGTTGGCGCTGTAGATCCGGCTTGGACCGGTAACCTCCAACTCCGGACCTCGCTCGCCTACCAGGCGCAATCCACCACCAAAGCTGCCACCACTGGCGAAACCAGGAATTCTCACGGCCTCTCCATTTGCAGCGCCGCCACGGGCAATCGTTTCCATCAAGTTGGCGTACGTGACCGAACCGTCTGCCAGTGCAGCCGTCCAGGTTGCCTGGCCCGAAGCGTCAAGATCGCGACCAAGAACCGTTTGGTACACCGCGCGCAGCAGCGCTACGTTGTTGTCGTAGGTATTCTGCTGAGCACTTCCCGCCTCCTTCACTGCCAGTGCAGCCGTAACTGCTTGGCTGAGGCTATCGACCGCTGCGGCCACTGATACGACTGAATTGTCCACACCGTTGAGCGCATCGATCTGCGCCTGAGCCAGGCTGAGCTGTGCGTCGTACTGCGCAATCTGCAGGTCGTAGGACTTCTTGGCCTGCTCGATACGGGTCTGCAAGCTCTGCACGGACTTCTCGGCAGCGGTGAGCTGTTTTCCGTTGGCGGCTTCCAGCTGGCTGACGATGTTGGCTGTACGCCCCTGGTCACGGTTGTACGCCTCCAGCGAAGCGTAGGCATCACTGGTGTTCTGACTGACAACTGCCAGCGCGTCGTCAAGACCGGTAATGCCAGCCAAAGACTTGCCGGCCCGCACCGTAGCCAGCGCGCTGTTCAGCGTGGCCATCGCTTGGGCCCGGAGAATCTTCACGGCATCATCGGTATCGCCGCGCAGTGATTTCAGGGCGCTGCTGAGGCTAGAACCAACGGAGGTCAGATCGCTGACGCTCTGCTGTGCCGTCTGCGACATGTCGTTCAGCGATGCGATCTGAGCATTGTATGCCTCGGTGACGGCTGACTTTTGCGCGTTGACGGCCCGCTGAACCGAGCTCAAGGCGGCGTTTACTGCTGCCGTCACCTTTTCCTGCGTCGCCTGAGCCGCGGCTGCCGACCTGGCTTCCAGAATATCGTAGGCTTGGGCGGCAGCGCCGGCCGCGCCGATCAGGGTCAGGTACATCTGGTGACCGGTTTCGGTGGTGAGATCCAGCGCTTCCACAACCTTGCGATAGCCTTCGCGCGTGTCCGGCAGCGTGACATTCATATCCTTGAACTGCTGCTGCACCAGCGCGAGCGCGGTATCTGCCTTTTCCGCTTCGCTGAAGAACGAGCCGAGGTAGTTGCCAAGGCTTTCTGTGAAAGCCTGAGCCGCTGCGTTGGCCCTCGCCTCAAGAATGTCATACGCCTCTGCCGCAGCGCCGGCCGCGCCGATCAGGGTCAGATACATCTGCTGACCAGTCTCGGTGGTGAGGTCGAGCGCTTCGATGACCTTACGGTAACCCTCCCGGGTTTCCGGCAGGGCCACGTTCATATCCTTGAACTGCTGCCGTACCGCCTCAAGGGTTTTGTCAGCCCTTTCCGACTCGCTGAAGAACGCGCCAAAGTAGGTGTTCAGATTCTGGGTATAGGTTTCCAAGCCGCCTGCTGCAGCGACCATGGCATTAGCCAGCTCCATCGACTGCGCAGACAGCCCCAGCATCGTCACGTCGATCAGCCCAAGCGACTTGTTGAAGCTCTCGAAAACTGCGACGCGCTCACCCAACTCAGCGAAGCTGTAGCCGAAACCACCGATACCCTGGTCGATGAAGGTAATCATCTGGTCAGCGAACCCGCTGAACAGCTTTGCGATCTCCTCTTGGATCTCAGCCTCGGACTTGCCCTTGGTCGAGATCTGCTGCTTGGCGATGTTGATCCCAGCGAAGGCGCCATCCCCCACCGAAACGCCGATACGCCCCAGCAGATCGACCACCGAGTCTTCGGTGGCGTCATAAGTGGCTTGCAGAGCTGATGCGACTTCAGGATCCAGATCCGAATAGCGGGTGCGCTTTTTGTTCTTCCCGAACAGGCCGCCCTTCTTCTTCTGGTACTCATACTGCTGCCCGGTGAACTCGCCCCCCGTTACGCCCAACGCCAGGCCAGTGTCCTTTGTTTGCCAGCTACCGCCGAAGAGCGAGCCGCCCACAAAACTCCCAAGGGCCGAGCCGATGACGCCGCCAATCACGGTGCCCAACGGCCCAACGAGGGAACCAATCGCAGCGCCCGCATAGTACCCGCCTACCCCGCCGGCAGCACCTGTAGCAGCGCCCTTGAGACCTGACTGACCATACCCATACAGCGCGCCGCCGATGCCGGCAAGAGCCCCGCCAAGGGCGGTCGCTCCACCGGCTCCAGTGGCGTAGCTCGCGCCTGACCCGGCCGCGGCTCCGGTAGAACCGACACCACCGGAAACCAGTGACTGCCCGAGGCCGAAACCAACGTTGCTGGCACCGGCAGCCGTCCCGGCGCCACTGAAGAGGCCGCTGATACTGTTGCTGAGGAAACCGTAGCCACCACTGATAGCCCCCTGCAGGCCGCCAAGGAATCCTTCGCCAGCGGTCCAGCCGGCGGAGATCGCAGCGCCGAAGCCGGAAGTGACCGCACTGTAAGCGCTGTTTCCCATCGACCACAGGTTAGAAAGGCTCAGGCCCCCACCACCGGCCGACCCACCAAATAGACCGCTCGTTTGAGCCGACAGGCCGCCAACCCCCAGCGCGGCCCCAATCTGCATCACGATCGGTCGCGTGATAGCCATATGCGCCAGTTCTGCCAGCAGCTGCTTGAAACCCTCCTTCAGGCTCGTCGCGAAACCGTCAAACCCATTTCCGATGTTCTTCCAAGCATTTGCAAACGCATCATCTACCCGGTCGACTGCACCCTCCGTGAACTTGCCCCAGGCAGTGGCGGCGCTCTTATTTTGCTCATACTCAAGCCCAAGAAGACGCAAGGCTTCCTGGTACTCGGAAGTTCTTTCTGGGGCCAATTCCATGGCCTTGTTCAAGGCCTCCTGCCCCTCGGTGTACTCGCGCAGCAGCCTTTGCTCGGGATACAGCCGATCCATAATGCTGCCGGCGTCCGCTGCTTGTTTTGCCACCTTCACCGCAACTTGCTGGGCCCGGGTTGCGGCCAACAACTGCTCATACTCTTTGCTGCCCACAGCAATGTTTTTGCCCGCCAGAGCAACCTGCATGGCCTTCTGGACGTTGTAGGTTTCGAGCGCACCGGCACCCTGAAGCGTTGCTTTGGCCAGAGCTACCTGGTCAGCGGCTTCTTTCCCCAGATCGAAAGCTTGCTTACTGATGGCCAGGCTGTCCTCGGCGTCCATTTGCTTCTGGATCGCCGCAGTAACGGCATCACGAACGCTGGCACCAGTTCTGAGGATCGCCTCCTCCACTTTCTGTTGAAGCGCGAACTCGCGAGTACGGTCAGTCCCAGACTGATAGGCGGCCGCCAGACCCTCGGCCGACTTGATTGCGATATCTGCTTGGGACTTGAGATCCGTTAACGCCTTGGCATGGTTCTTCGCTTGAGTGGCAGCCTCCTTGGCAGCACTAGCGCCATCTTGGGTCGCCTTGGTTGCCGCAGCGTCGGCAGCTTTTTGGGCATCTTTTGCCGCGGCCGCCGAACGAATCGCAACCACCATTTCATCCGTGAGCAGCGTGTTCTCAGCGATAAACCGGTTTGCAGCCTGGAGAGCGGTCTTATCCTGCGAAGTGGCGAGCTGCTTTTGCAGCTGCTCAAGGTACTTCTGCCCCTCACCGGCTGCCGTTGCCTTGGCAGCAGCATTTTCACGCTCTGCACGAGTGTTATCGTCCGTCGCGCCAGTGAGTTCGGCGAATGCCTGCTTCTGATTTTGAAGCAGCGAAGAAAGCTCGGTGACCGGTTGCTGGCTGGACTCAAGAGCCCGCGCCATCTCCTCTGTCACCCCGGGCATAACCCGCAATTGGTCGGCGACCGCCTTCCAATCTACAGCGACACCGGCGGCCTGGTCCCGGGAGGCCTTACGTACCAGATCCAGTGCAGATTGCGCTTCGGCCGGCAGCGGGATCAGCCCGGCCATCAAGCCGTCAGCACCGGCGGCACCCATGTTTCGAAGATCGGACTCGAACTTGTCCGCCATCGCCCCAGACATCTGGGACAGCTTGTCCTGCGTTTCTTCAATGCTCGCCTGGAGCTCGCGCAGCGTGACGGACTGCGTCGCCCTGTTGAGCTTGTTGAAGCGCTCGGCGAGCTTGTCTACTGGATCGGCCAGATCCCCGAGCTTCTTTTCCAGGGAGCCGGTGTTGTCTCGCAGCGTCAGAAATGCTGTGGCGGCACCAACAGCCAGCATCGCAATACCTGCAGGGCCACCTAGCAGCCCGAGCAAGGTACGGCCAGTACCGACGATGGCACCCTGGGCAACACCTACAGCAGCAGTAGCGCGCGCCTCAACCATCCGCGCTTCTGCAAGCTGTATTGCCAGCTGCTTTTCAACTGCCATGCCGCTGATGCGCGTCTTCGAGGCGGCCATTTCTTTCTCAGCCAGGAAAACTGCGGTCTGCGCTTTCCTTTGATCCGCCTGGGCGGCCAGCAGAACGGTAGCCGCTTGAGCGCGACGGGCCATGGCATCTTCAATGGCGGCCTTGGTGGCCAGCACAGAGCCTGCTGCAGACGTAGCAAGCGATCGCGCATAGACGGCCAATGCGCCTGCGGCAGCAACACCGGCTACCTCGGCAATAGTGCCGAAGTTCTCCGCCAGCGCAGAGATGCCCGACGCGAGCACCCCAGTAAGGTCCGTGGACTCATTCAGCTGGCCCACGTATACGGTGAAAGCGTTGTTGAGGGCGGTCAGGGCGTCACGGACTGCGACCCCCATGCTGTCAGCCAGAAGCCCATTGGCCACCGCGCTCTTCTGTAGACCTTCGGTAAGGGTGTCGAGACTTAGCTTGCCCTGAGCACCCAGGCTACGGATTTCCTCTGCACTCTTTCCTGTAGCTTCTGCAATGGTGTCCACTACGGTTGGCATAGCCGCAAGGATGGACTGCCAGCCGTCGGCCTCGATCTTCCCGGTCTGAAGCGCCTTGGAGTACGCATCAATTGCCGAACTGGCCTTATCTACAGACGCAGAGTTGGTCACCAGCAGATAGCTGAAGCTATCCATGACGTCCATTGACTCATCAGCGCTGAGCCCCATCGAACGTAGACTGTCAGCCGTACGAATGTAAAGCTCTTGGGCCTCTTCAAGCGGTCGGTAAGTCCGGTTCGCGGTGGCTAAAAGCCTGTCTTGAACCGCGCTGTACTCCCCAAAGCTCTTCGTTGCCAGGCCGATACGATCCGACATCTGGGAGTAGGAGTCAGCGGCCTTGAGGATGGTGCTGACAGATACAGCACCTACAGCTGCCGCCAGCGCACTCTTCAGCAGGCCGCCAGCGGTTTCCGCGCTAGCACCCACCCGGTCAAACGCGTCATCGACCCGGGAAAGGCTCGCATCCATTTTCTTCGAGGTCGACGCCACCGCCGACTCGCCGCGCGCAATCTCTTGCCGAAGCTGGGCCGTGGTGGCCTCGATGCGGACCAGCATGCCCTGAACGTCGGTATCTGCCATGTTTCCCCCAGGCGATAAAAAACCCGCCTGGGCGGGTCAATGGTTAGCTGCCGGACGAGATGCGGCAGCCCCCCGTAGGCCACGCCGAAGGTCTTTGGCCACGGCCGCCTTGGAGGGCTTCGTCTCCGACTGGCCGAACGGATTGTTTTTTTTCAGGAAGTCAGCTTTCGCTTCCCAAGCCAGGATGATCTCGACCACCGGGGTTTCCCAGGCGTCACGCGGCGACCACCCCAGCCACCCAGTGGCTATTCCGAAGAGTTCGTCGACGTAGCTGCCGTTGCCGGATCGCTCGGTTCGTTTCCCTGAGATTCTTCGAGCTCTTCATCAGTCTTGCCGCCGGGGTTAAGCAGCGCCCGTACAAACGGCAGCACTTGGCTGCCAACCTTGTTCACGCCGCCTTCGAACACGGCCTCTTCCACCGCTTCGAGCTCTTTGCGCTTGTTGGTGTCGATACCGGCGCCGGCGGCGATGATGAATGCGGTAGCGGAAATGTTGGCCGCACCCAGGGCCTGCATAGCCGGCAGAATTCCGCCGAAACGGTTCTCCAGTGCGCGCACCGCTCGCAGGGTGGCCTTCAGAGTGAAGCTATCGCTGCCAGCATCGACGATGACGGTGCCGTGATTGGTCTTGGACATTGCGGGTTCCTTGGATTATGTACTGAGCAAACGAGGCGCGGCCAGTGGCGGCGCCTCAGGCTGGAATCACGGAGTCGGTTCGACTTCGATGATCTCGGAGTTGATGCCGAAGCTGACGGCGCGCTTCAGAACGTCTTCAGCGCCGCCGACCTGCTTGCGGGACGACATCACCTTGGCTGCGAAGTAGTCCACGTACCCGCTCTCGTATTCGACCTTGAACGGATAGTCGAAGCGGCTACGGTCCTTCTGGGCGGCCTGCAGTGCGACCTGGCCGGCATCATCGTCGAGCAGGCCGATCGACAGATCGACTGACCCGGCATCGGCCAGGCCTTTCAAGTGGCGGGTGCGCGAGTCGCCCAAGGCGGCGAAAGTAACGTCACCCACCTCGTCGCCGTAATCACCAATGTTCTCGACTTCGCCGATCTCGGTGTAGGTCAGGCCGACCAGCAGGGTCTTGGCCGCGGCCGCATCCTTGGGTAAGTCAGCGGTCAAGCGCGGACCGATATAGATTCGAGTGCCGGCTGCGGTAGTAACAGGCATGGGGAGTCCTCCTGGGACAGGTGAATGCCGCAACGCGGCGGGTTCAGGGGTGAATCAGTGTTGAGTGATGATGCTGAGAGTGACGGCGCCTTGGTAAGTGACGCAGTCAGGCTCGCGCTTGGTTTGCTTGCGCCTCACCTGCATAGCCACGACGTGACCGGTGGCCAGCGGCAGTGGCTGGTTGTGCAACAACGAGTCGATGGCAGACATGATCTCGTGCACTTCCTTCTGGCCCCGGTGCTGGCTCCATACGGAGAGGTACAGGAAACGCTGATCTTTGCGGCTTGCCAGAAAGTCCGCCTCGTCGGCGATCGAACTATCAATGGTCACGTACGGGAAAGGACTGTTTTCTGGCACGCCGTCATGTACTGGACACGACAGGCCAGAAGACAGCCTTTCGTGAAGAGCCACCTGCAGAGCAAATGATGGATCGGACATTCATCCTCCCTTTGCGGCCTTCGACAGTGATCGGCCGACGGCAGCACGAATATTCGCCAGGACGAACTCGCGATTTACATCCATTGCCGGACGAAGCCATGGGTGCGCAGGGCGCGCGGGAATATCAGGGTATTTGCCGAAGAAGTTGGTTCCGTCAGCCTTGTTCTTTACATCGCGCTGCCGCAACCCGTTGCGCCGCCCTCGAAGCTGCGTAGTGTCGCGGTTCTTTGTATGCACACCACCAATTGCGTTGCTGTCAGCGCGTCGGTAGATTTTGCCCGAGTAGCCTTTAGTGCCGTACTCGATAAATCGCATGTAAAAAAACCGCCTGTTGTCTTTCTTTCCTCTGACCCCGATCTGGGCATCAAGGCCGCTTTTTGACACGAATGCGGTAATAGCATTCGCCGCAGCGCCTGTATCTCGCGGGATGAACTGGCGCATGCTATCCAGTATTCGGTCAGCGCCCTCCTGCATCGAAGTCCTGACCTCGTTGTCCACCGTCTGGTGAATAGCCCGAAGCAGGCGACGCAACTTGAAGTCGCCGGACATCCGAGAGCGTCGAGCCATGTCAGGCCTCCTGTTCGGATCCTGCGCGCTTGGTCGCGGAAGAAGTTTTGTCAGGCGACGCAACTTCCTCTGCCTGCCGATTCTCGATCAGCACGCGACCTTCCTCTGCCTTGACATCGAAGGTATCACCAATGGCCTTGCGACCCATCGGACCAGAAATGTTGGCCAGGGCTCTTACTTTCATGGGGTTCTCCTCATGGGTTGATGACGTTGGAGCACAGCAGACGGAGCATGTCGCGGTTGTTGTCAGGAAGAACGGCTTCAATGAGATAGGTGTCCCCGCTGGACTTGTGCACCAGGCGCTGTCCTGCGGCGAAGTCTCGAGCAAAGCGGGCCTTAATTTCGGCGGATGTTACCGCTTGAAGCTGGTCGGCGATTGGTTGAAGCCTGCCGGTAGGAATTCCGATCTCGACCCAAACTGGATATCTCAGCTCAGTCCATTGCTCCACCTTTCCACCGCCAGGCTCGTCCACCAAAGTGCTCTGCTCAAGAGCGCACTTATGACGCAGAGGGCCAGACCTCATACGCCCCACCCAATCCGATGCGGGGTCAGCAGAGCTACCGAGCCTTTCGGCAGTTCGCTGGCAATGGTCCCGATCACAACGTCCTCGCGGTTGGCGTAAAGGTGGCCAAGGATTAGCAAGCAAGCCGCCTTGATCTGCTTATTGCTGACCATGGGTGAGTCACCGGCATCCCCGACGGCGACAGCCTCATCCAGCGCCTGCTGGTCGGCGTAGAAACGGCGGTTCAGATAGTCCATCGCCTGCCCCTCCGCCGCCTCGACCAGCAGCTCCAGGTATTCGTCATCATCATCGGGATCTCGAAGGTGATGCCGGGCGATGGACATACTGATAACCGGCATCATCTACTCCTTCAGAGGTTCGAGTGATGCTAGATTCCGCTGCACCAGTTCTTCAGCATGCCGGCGGGGTACCGTATACGCTGGGCCGCCGCGACGGCGAAGCTCGCCCTCATCCATGTATGACCGCAGCGGATAGATCTGAAGAGTTGCAGGGTTAGGGTTGGCCTGGCCCTCTGGTGCCAACTGTTCAGCGCCGTTGCTGCTGTCGGCCAAAGTGGATGCAGTCCCACTGGCATCTTCGGATGACGCAGCGTCAGTTGCGGCGATTCCAGCGTTGGCACCCTGATCGCCCGTGACGACATCCGACCCAGTGCCGGCGGCCACTTGTCCTTCTGGCAGCACCAGACTCGAGCCTTCCGCTTGGCCTGGAGCAACTGCGGTGACACCCAAATTGCCAGGGTCACCGCTAGCTGGAGCGATCGCACCGCCAGGCGAAGAAAGCGAACCGGCAGCCTCTGACAGGCCGCTGCTGGTATCAACGGTCGGGACTGGATCCTTCGCATCAGCCGTGGATGCTGGTGTTTCCTGTTTACGTGCCATTGGGTTACTCCATTCGGGCGCCATTTCTGGCGCCACGTTGCAGAAGGGTTAAGGCGTGACCAGCGGGCCAGTGACGAATGCCTCGTCGCGGTAGATCGCGAACGCCAAGCGCTCCTCGGCGCGGATCGTTGCCATGTTGTTCTCGAAATCCTTGTCGTTCTCGGTCGAGATCAGCACTTCGATTTCCATACGGTCGAAGATCTGTGCGCCGAGCTTGAAGGCGCCTACCAGGAAGTCGTTCTGCGTCATGGCCTGGGTAGACACCACAGGGCGATTCCAGAGTTTAGCGTTGGTGCCTTCCTGAGGCTGGCCGATGATGTATCGGCCCTCGCCGTCCTTGGTCAACTCGATGGCCGCCCAGTCGATGGGGTTCAGCACGATGCCATCCGAGGGGAAATCGGCCAGCTCAGCTTGCAGCAGCGCCAGGCGCAGACGGTCGATCCGTTGCTCACCCACCACCGTCAGTCCGGCCTGCGGTGCATACAGCTGAGCAACCGTGACGAGCCCCTGCAGGTTGGCGCCCGTGCCATTGCCGTACAACAGCTGGGCTTCTTCCGCCATGTTCAGGCCGTAACGAGCGCGCCCATCGATGTAGCTCTGCAGCGCCTTGGCATCATCGAGCATTTGCCGGCTAGCCTTGAACAGGTGGGCAATAGTGCGGACGTTTGCGGTGGTCAGGGTGAAGGTGATGTCCGAGTATGGCTTCGCGGTGTTCTCTGCGACGGGCCGCGCGTTGTTGGTGAAACCAGTCTCACGGATGTACTCGATGGAGTTCGATTCCGTCTCGCCGGGTGCCACCAGGTCGCGAATCGTCAATCGGCGAGCCGGCGGTGCGACGATACCGGCCAAGCGCTGGGCAGGAACAAGGTCGCCACCGGTAGCAGTGGTGATGGCAGCGCGCGGAACGGACACACGACGCGAACCTCGGAAGGAGGAGCTCACGTCCTGCATTTCTTCGCTTCCGACCACCAGTGCGCCGACGGACTTCTGCGGCTCGCCCTGGTTTCCGCGGTCACGGTTGGCGTTCACCAGCTTCTGCTCGGCCTCGCCAAGGCGGGCATTCAGCTCTCCTTGCTTAGTCAGCAGTTCGTCAACTTTGGCGCGAGTCTCGGCAGACATTTCGCCGGAGGCCTTGATCTGTTTATCAGTCGCCTCGGCCTGGGCTTTGATCTGATCGCCGATGCCCTTGAGGCTGGCGGTGAGTTCGTTGACTTGGGCTTCAAAGTCCATGATCACTTTCCTTTCAGAGAATTGAGGATATTGGTTGCCGCGCTCAGAGAGGCGGAGAGGTCTGGCGCGACAGCGCGGGGCTTATCGGGCGGGGCAGCGTTATGCGTACCCCCGCCGGTAGCGCGGGGCATACCGGACTTGAAACTGGCGAATAATTCGCGGCGCTCGGAGCGAGGCATGCCACCCTTGGCCAGCGCTACATCCATGGCCTTGAGCGCACTGGCCTGCGCGGCGTCTTCGGTTTCGCGCTCGGTGACTTCAGTGGACGACAACAGCCCGGTGGCCAGGCCAAGCTCCACGGCACGCTTGCCGCGGATGTAGGTTTCGTCATCCATCAACTCGGCCATGTCTTCTGTCGACTGGCCGCTGGTCTCGGCATAGAGGTCTGCCATCGCGGCGTCGAACTCCTCCATGTCGTCAGCGATATCGCGCAGGTAGTTGCGATTGCCGGCGAGCCAGGTCCAGCAGTTGTGGATCATTAGGAAGGCGCTGCTGGCCACCTCACGCTTTTTGCCGGCTAGGAATACAATCGAAGCAGCGCTAGCCGCCATGCCGAGCACCTTGGTGGTGACCTGATGGCTGTGCTCCTGCAGGCGGTTGTAGATAGCAATGCCTTCGAACATGTCGCCGCCTGGCGAGTTGATGTAGACGGTTACATCTCGCTCGCCGATGGCCCGCAGAGCGGCATCGATTCGTTTCAGCGTGACGCCTTCGCCATACCAGTCTTCGCCGATCACTCCGTAAACAGTGATGGTGTCCGAGGTGTTCTCGACGGCCGCCTGGATCGCGGGATTCCATTTTTCGAGCGCGCGCGGGCTCATCTCGCTGCGCAGGCCGCGAGACTGGATCTTGTGCTTCATGGATTGCTCCCGTGATTTACTTTTCCGGCTGTTGGAGCCAGTTCATCAGTGCGGCCCTTGCGGCCTGGCTATCGTTTTGCTTGCCCAGCTGGTCAAGTGGCACCAGGTTGGATTGCACGGTGAGGATGTCGCCGCCAGGCATGCTTGGCAGGTTCTCTTTGTGCCGGCCCTCGTTTCGGGTCATGTAGCCGTTTTGGCCCATAGTGCTCAGATAGGAGGCACGGCCGGCACTATCGGCGCGGAGGAAGGCTTCCAGCGAAAATTCCGAGTAGTGCTTGATCCGGTCCACCGCCGTCATGCAGCGCTTATTGACGCACTGCTCGATGGGTGCCGTGTACGTCATGATGCAGTAGGTCAGGAACGCGATCTGTTGCTGCTCAAGACCCGTGCCCCAGTTGCTGCCTTTGTCAGTTTTCATCACCATCCAGGGCGGCACACCGAACCAACGACAAATCTCCTCGATGCTGTGCCCACGCGACTCGAGCAGCTGAGCGTCAGCCGGATTGATGCCGATCATCTCGGGCTTCACGCCCTGCTCGAGCACCGGGCTCTTACCCGCATTCAGCGCGCCCGAGATCGTCTTGACGTAGTCGCGGAACTCGGCACGCTGCGTAGGGTTGAGCGTCTTGTCCACCGAGAAGGCCACGGTGGGCATCATCCCGTTCTTGAAGGTGGTGTTGGCCGCATCGTCGGCCGACATGGCCGAGCCGAATACGTCCGCGCCGTAGCGAATCGCCGACAAACCCATCCGGCCGTCCAGAGTAAAGGCCGGGATGTGCAGCATGTCTGCCCGCTCGATCTCCCGGCGTGCCCCCTTGCGTGGCTGGAAGAAGTAGCGCAGTCGTCCATCATCGTCCGGCTCCGGGGTTACCCGCGAAGGCATCAGGAAGTCGAGAGCAATGACCCGCCCACCGGCCCGGTGAATCTCGCAATAGGCATTGCCCCACAGCAGCATCGAAGCAACAACCGCCTGCCAGAAGTGGAAAGCCGCCATGTCCTCGTTCGGGCTGTTGTGCACCACGTCGTAAAGCGGGAAGTCTCGCGCCGTCTCGCGTCCGCCGTCCGGGAGGCGTCGGTAGATGCTGAGCGGCAAGCCTGCGACCGAGGTGGAAATGATCCGCACACAGGCCCAGACCGCCGACAGGCGCATGGCTTTATCGACCGTGACCGTCTTGCCGCTGCTTGCCTGGGCGCCAGAGAAGGCGCTCCAGAACCCACCGTCCGACAGACGAATGGTCTTGCCCAGCCAGCTGCTCATGCTTGCCGAGGGCTTGGCCGCAGCGGCACCGAGCGCTTGAGAGAGGGTTTTAATCACTGCTCAGCCCTCGGCGGATGAACGCTGCGATGCTGAACAGGCTGACGGAGCCGGCGAGCAAGGCCCAGCCAGTGCCCGCCAGAATCCAGACCCCTGCGCAAGCCAGGCCGAACCCGCACACCGCGCAAATTATGAAATAGTGAAATGCGTTCATGCGATCAGTGGATCCCGAATGCCGGCCATGAAATTTTCCATGCCGCCCTGCCCCTCTGGATTGAGGGCCATCAGCGTCACAGCGTTGAAGAGCGCCATCAGCGGGTCGATCTTGGCCGAGCCGCTGGCCTGCTTGGTGATGAGGATCGAGTTGCCACGCGGCTCGACCTTGGCGTTACCGCAGCACCAGGCCATCATCGGCTGGCCGCCGTGTAGCAGCGCGCCCTCGGCCAGCTTGCGCTCGGCAGTCTTGATGGCTCCGCCCAGGCGCCAGCCTTGTGAAATGCCGTCGATCTTTTCGCGCGGAATCCCAACAGCCTCCAGCGCATCGAGAATCGCGCCGACGCCTGCCGGGTCCAGCCCGACCTTGTCCAGCAGGCCGGCCTGCTCGACCTGTGCCACCAGGTGCGCCACCGCCTCGATGTCGTCGCCGATGCGTTCAACCAAGGTCAGATGCCCATCCTTGGCGAAGTCGCGGATGCGCGGCGCTTCGGCTTTTCGCCGATCCAGTACTGATGGATGGGCCCAAGCATGAGTCCAGGCCAGCCAGCGCCGAGTACCTTGCTCACGTCCGACCGCCGCCAGACCGAGCAAGTCATCTAGCCCTCCGCCATCGACGCCGATATCGATCACCTCGCAGCGCTCAATCAGGTCTTCCAACGTGCGGCATAGCTCGGAGGTCTGCGCCTCCCAGAAATCAGCACCCGCCCAGCGATCCGAAAGGAGCGCCAGACCGATCTCGACGTTGAGGTGCTTGGCCAGGAAGCCGCGGAATGACTCTTCGCCGTCCAGCTGCGCCTGGGCGTACCCGCGTTCGATAAATGGCTCATCGACCGACAGGCCTAGGTTAGGGTTGGTGATGTAGGCGTTTGAGGCGTCCCGGTGCGCGCCAGCATCGAGCATGGCCTTGGGAAATTCGTAAAGCACTGGCAGGAACGACCGGTCCACAATCTCGCCGTCGCGCACTTTGCGGGCGTACATCAACTTCTGTCGAAAAACGCCAGCAGGCGGAGCATCGGACTGGGTGGTTGCCCAGATGATGAAACCCTCCGGCCTGGAAGCCAGTCCACCGGTGGCCTCGCGCAGCATGGCCTCGGCGTTGGCGCGCTTGCCGAACACCCAAAGCTCATCGACGAAGACGCCGATGGCCTTCTTGCCCGAGACCGTCTCGCTGTCCGCCGCAACCACCTTCAGCGTAGCGTTAGTCTGACGATGGGTCACGGTGCGCAGGTGGTCCTGCACCTTGAGCAAGGCTTTGAGCTCGTCGTCAGCCGCCACCATATCCCTGATCGGCAGGTAGGAGTTGTCGGCGATCTCCTTGGTCGGTGCGAGGATGATGAACTCACCCGAAGCACGCCAGTTGAGGATCAGCGCGCTTAGCATGATTCCGGCGGCGATGGTCGACTTGCCATTCTTCTTGCTGATTAGCAGCATGAACTCGCTGATCAGGCGCCGGCCTGAGTCTGGATCGTAGGCCCCGAATATTGCGGCCACGAACTGGTTGACCCAGTCACGCACTGTCTCGCACATCAAAGGACTGCCAGTGGCGTCCACCATGCGCAACGCACCGAACACGTCCAGGGCTTCCTCAGCCTCAGCCGGGAACAACGGCTCGAACGGAATCAGGCTCTGGCGGGCAACGATGCGCTGCTCCCAGTCTAGGCAGGCGGTTGACCACTCCATCATTTCACCGACTGCAGCGGGCCGCGGCGCGTCCCGAACTTACCGGTGGCCGCTTTATCGGCATTGGCCTGAGCCTGGTCCTTCTTACCGCTCTCACCCTTGCGCGGGTGAACGAACGGCATCAGGGCTTTAGCTGCGTCAACACGCAGTTTTGGTTCGCTGCCCAAGTCGTTCATCACCGACAGCAAGAAGTCCTTGGGGTCACGATGCAGGAGTGCCTGGGTCAGGTCGAAACCAGCAGGCTCGGGTTCCGGCTGCTCATCGGCTACAGGGTCCGATTCTGCCGCCTGCTCATCCTTGGCCGAGGTGTTCTCGGCAGGCTTGGCTTTAACATGCGCTTTAACATCACCTTTAACATCTTGAGGCATCAAACCCAGGGCGCGGAGCTTTAGCAGTTCAGCCGCCACATCCTTGTCCTTCACCAGCCGAGAGCCCGCCGCAGACGCTGTCTTCTCGGAATAGCCAGCCGCCACAGCGGCGTCCCGATTGGACGCACCTTCCCTCAGCGCAGAGATGAATGCGCGCTTGCGGGATGTTAAAGCCATTTAACAAAAATCCTGTGGGGGAAAAAAATCTGTACGTGGGGTCGGAGGCGGTCTAGCTAGATGAGAATCCCTAGCTTTTGACCCCCCTACCCTTTTTTGATGAGAATTCGTCTCATTATTGGCGTTTCGGTCGCTTCAGCGGCCCTTTCGAGGCCGGCCGCACCAATCCGGGGAGAAATGCGGATTTCTACAGCCCTCTTCATCTAATTTTTCTTAGAAAAATAAGTTTTTTATAGCGCTATAAGATTCCGGCCGCTTCCTCAGACTGCTTGACCGAGTCGTGGCAGAGCTTGCAGAGGCTCTGCCAGTTGGTCTGATCCCAGAAGAGAACCATGTCACCGCGGTGCGCCACGATGTGGTCAACCACCTTTGCGGCAGAAGTTCGGCCGTTCCGCTCGCAGAACACGCAGATCGGGTGCTCATTGAGGTAATGCTCTCGCGCCTTCTGCCATCGGTAGTCGTAGCCACGCTGGGAGCTGGTCATGCCGCTACGCCAGCTGCCAGACGTGACCACCTTGACCCGAGAGCTTGCGCTCTCCTTGATGCGCGGTCCCAGCGTCTTGAGCCTAGCCATCAGCACACCTCGACCTTGATGCTGCGCTCTATCCAACGAAAGACGCGCCCCATATCCGGCTCTCGACCAGTTACGTGGGACGCGACGAGGACGCCGGCAAGGTAGTACTTCAGCCACCAGGCCTGCCGGCAGACGATCGTTGCATACACCTTGTCCATGGCCGGTGCTCCTCATCTCTTGTACCAAGTCAGCTGGTAGCACCGCGCATCACCCGGCACCTCGGCGATCGGCCAGCGCAGGCAGTTCATGTGCTTGCGCTCAGGGCGGGTTCGGCTGACCCGAAGCGCCTGCACCAGATACGCCGAACCTGCAGCAGTAATGATGAAATCACCGACCGCGATGCCTTCGGCCCCGTCCACGTACAGCTTGCAGGGCGTGTACGGCGGGCGCTTCATTGCCAAGCTGGCTCGACCGTGACAGCGCCGCGCAGTCGGCGGGTGTAGATCAGCTCACGCTCCGGTAGCTTCGCTTTCACGGGGTGAGGTGCGTAGACGCATACCCCGGCAGCGGTATCGCACCAGAGCACGTTGTCGATCTGGTTGCCATTCACGAACACCAGGCGGTTGCCGCGACCGTCGGCTGGACGGTGGAATGTGGAGGGGGCAGGCATACAAGCTCCTCGCGCCACGAAGCGGCGCATGTAGATTTTGTGGCGCGGCATCACACCTCTCGACGCATGCCGACTTGGCTGGCGATATCGACAGCGCGCTCGCGAACCTCCAGCACTTGGCCGTCAAACGTACGGACGATTGCGCAGATGCCGTGCCACTGGCTGCTGGCCCCTGCTTCGGTAACCGAAGCGATAGAGTCCGGGACCAAGTAAATGGCGTCGCGGTTGATGCCGGTCAACTGGATCATGGCCAAGCCTCCGATTGGGTTCGACTCAAAGCCTCGTCAGCCTTGTCTGCCGCCTGGTTAGCGGTGGTTGCCGCCTTGGATGCCTTGGTCGCAGCGCTCTCGGCTTTGAGTGTCAATTCGGACAATCGCTTGTCGCGCTCAGCCATCGCGGCGTCATATGCATCTCGGATTTGCTTTACTTGGTTGGCCTGGGCGGTGGTCATAGCCCAGTAGGCTGACTGCCAACCCAGTGCCGCTCCCCCAGCAATCAGAAGCACAGCGATGAACCAGACCTCAGCCCTACGCCACCAGCGCCGGGCAATGAATTGCAGCGCGCATGTGTCCATCACGATTTACCTCCGGGCTTCTCGCAAGCGAGCAATCTCTTCGCTTTGCGCGGTGACTTGCTTGGTCAGTTGGCCTACCTGGCCGGTCAGCGCCTCAATCTTGCCTTCCAGTCGTCCGACGGTCGCGGCGAGGTCATTTCGCTCCTTGGCGAACTGATCAGCTCTGGCCTCGGCAAGCTTGCGCGCCTCGCGCTCGGAGTCGAGCAGCTCATTCAGTCGGCGCACAGTGCCGATGTCGGCAGTATCCATTGCGCGATCAGCTGCATCTTTGGACAGGAATCGGCGCACCCAGAGCAGTGCGCCCGTAACAACGATGCCACTACCGCCCAGCCAGGTGGCTGTGCCTGGGCCGAGATCGGTCGGGTCCATGACTACTCCAGAGGGGTGGCGGCTGCGATCAGTAGGGCATGACCTTTCATCAGCTCTGAACAAGCCAAATTCAAAAGGCCGGGGTCAGCGGCGGAGTGTCCATACATCTGATTGGCTAGGTCTTTGATGTGCGCCCTGAGTTCACGAACCCGCTTCATTACGGCCTCATCGTGCTCGGTGCGAACCTTCTCAACAACACTCACAATGCGGCCGTGACCAATCCCTTTACCGGACGGGAAGGCTTGCTTGGCGAGGAATCCGTCCACATCGATATATGCGGCGGCGTAGACCACTCCGAAGTCGTAGTAGAAAGGCGGCAGAGTGTTGGTTAGGCCAGCAATGGCCATGGTGGTGTGAGTCTTCTTCTGCTCGGTGCTCAGCAATTGCCTGATGATGACCGAAAAATGGATGGCGTCGGTCTTTGCAAGCCGACGCAGAGCGGACTCGAGCTTGCTGACATCGCCTGCAATTACTGCGTCTACCGCTGCTTGCTCGTACCGGCTGGACTGTTCGCTCATGGTGGCTCCGGAAATTAAAAAGCCCCAGCATTTGCCAGGGCTCAGAAACGACAAAGCCCAGCACAATGGCCGGGCTTTTGGTGGCACTCCTCAGCAACGCGCAGGAATGACAGGATGGAGATAATTTCGCTCAGTCGCTCACTGATGTCAACAGGCAATCACGCAGCCTCTTTCATCAGCAAGCCTTCAGCCTCCAGAATGACTTTCACGTCAGCCATCGCATCATCCACCAGGCCGTCGAGCTTCTCGTTGATTTCAGCCCTCCAGCGGCGGCGCGTCGACTCCGGGGTGGCATCGAGGTCCCAGGTGTTCATGTCGTAGAAGCTGTCCGGCAGGACGATCACACCCTCTTGCAGCGCCTCAATGCGTTTCTTTTCAGCCCGGCCGGCTGCCACGGCAGCATTGACGGTTGCGTCACGACGCCATGCCGAGGCATCCAGCGGGATCTCAACCGACACGGAGCGCGGCGGTTTGCGTCGAGCCCCCTTGAGCTTGGGGATTGCCCAGGCCGTGACCGCCTTGTAGATGAACAGCTGCGAGGCCGGGCTGGCAATTCGCGGCCGCACCAAAGCAATGGCCTGGACCTTCTTTGCCTTGTTCGTACCGTACTTCGCCACCAATGCATCCCAATGCTGCGGCTTGAGCATGTGGTGCAGTCTCGCAGAAACCCAAAAGTCTACTTGGGCCTGATCAATGCCTCCCGATTGGCAGGCCAGCGATGCCAGGCATCCGCCTTCTTCCTCTGCCGCGTTGTACAGCTTCTGCCAGGCCTGGGCCTTCGCTGATCCCTTCTCGCCCGCCGCCAAAGCGGCAACCACTGCACCCGATACGCTGCTGTAAATCATGTCCTTCCCCCTCAATCCCCGGTGTAGTTGCTGCCCCCGGCGCCGAGCCGGTTGCCTTCCTGATAATGCGTACCCGGGCCGGTGGCCCGAGGCTTCTTCAACTGTTCGATCTGCCGGTTCGCGGCCTGCAACTTCAGGCTGAGCTGGGTCACCAGTTCAGCCAGGGCCAGGGCCTCGCCAGTTGCAGCCACTACCCAGCCCGAGGCGTTGCAGTGGTCGCATGGCAGTTCGTAAAACGTGCCCATCGTGACCGCTCTCCCACGGCACAAAGGGCATTGAGCAAGCTCGATCACGGCCTTCTTGAACGATGGGCCGTGGCTTTTCCTCATGCCGGCACCCTGAACAAGTGACAAATCTCCTCGGTCTCAAGATTCGGCATAGGCACTCCGCTGCCACGCAACGGCATCAGCTCAAAATCCCCATAGGCGACCCGAGCGGACGCGCCCAGGTGAGTCACGTACCACCCAGGGGACGGCGCCTTCATTTGACGGCCCTTGCCGATCACGAGATGACCTTCCTGAATGCGTTCGACCAACTCCACTTGGCTGCCTTGAGGGATCTCGGTATCGAACACGAGAGTCAACGCAAGGTCCCCTGATTGCATGTTCTGGCTCATTTCGAATCCTCGCTAATTACAAATGCGGTAAGGTCGTTCGGCGCCACGGCTGCTGTGGCCTCCGGCGAGTTCTGCGAAATTTCAAATAAGGCCTTGGTAAGGCCGTGAATGGCTTCGAAGCCGATCCGATCAAGCCAGGCATGCCACTTCTCTAGCGCGGCGCGGCGCTGCTGCATGGCCTGGGTGTGGATGTATGTGCTGGCGATCTTGCCCAGCTTGTGGTTCAGCAGCATCTCGCCGATGTGGCCGTCGATGCCGAGGTCTGTCCAGGTACTCCGGGATACCTTGCGCAGATCGTGGCTGGTCCACTTGCCCTGCCCCAGACGCTTGAACACGTTGCTGGCCTGCGTCTCGCTGAGGCACAGGCCCCGGCGATTCGGGAACAGGTACACACCCTCGTAGCCCTCGGACTGCTGAATGGCCCGGTACCGGGTCAGCAGTGTCTGCACTTGGGCGGTCAGCGGCAGGCGGTGTTCGGTTCGGGTCTTGGCATTGGCTGCGGGGATGAACCACTCGGCCGCAGCCAGCGAAATCTCGTTCCAGCGCGCCATGCGGGTCTCGCCGATCCGGGTGCCGTGGGCCAGCATCATCAGGGCCAGCATGGCGTCACCCGGGGCATCATCGAAGGCCTGGGCCAGCTGCTGCATCAGCTCCGGCAGCTGCACGTCACGCAGGCGCGCAGCCTTGGGCAGGATCTTGGCCTTGGTGAAGTCGTTGAAGCGCATCCCGGCCATGGGGTTGCTGTCGATCAGGCCCAGTTGCAGAGCCTGGCGAAAGGCGGTCAGCAGCAGCGCGAACATCTGCCGCAGGTAGGACAGCGACACTTCGGCCTGGCATGGCCACATCAGGAGCTTGTCCAACGCATCGGCATTCATGGCAGCCACAGCCAGGTCATCCAGGCGCGGCTTCAGGTGCTGGGCAATGGCGGACTTGGCACCGGCCTTGCGCTTCGCCGACAGCGAGCGGTCGCGGGCCATGCGGGAACCGTACCAGTCGAGCAGCTGGCCCACGGTGGCCATGCCGGAAACCACCGGCGCCGTGGCCGGATCGCGCAGCAGGCGCTGACGCAGCGCGGGCAGCTCGGCAATCACCGCCGCCACGGTCAGGTCAGGCCAGCGAGCAACCGGCACCCACTTCTTGCCGCGCACCAGGTGCCAGGTACCGCGCTCGCGGTTGCTCCAGAAGCGCAGGTACAGGCCAGGGTGACGCGGGTCGCGCAGGTCGCGCACCGACTTGTCGGCGGCCTGCCGGCGAACCTCCGCTTCGCTCAGCTTCACTTCTCGGGTCGCGCTCATGCGGTCACCGTGGCAGGCAACAGCAGGTAGGAGCGTATGGCCTCGACGGCGTCGATGCTGCCCCGGCACACGATCGCCAGGTAGTTCTCGTTGGTCAGCAGTTGCAGGAAGGCATCCTGACTGGGCGAAACCGGCGCATCGAACGGCGGCTTGGCCTTGAACTCGATGTACAGGCCGAAGTAGCCACCGCGCGCCATCGGCAGCACCAGGTCGGGCACACCGGCCTTGACGCCCTGTCCCTTCAGTTTGGCGGCCACGGCCTTGATCCGGTGCCCTCCGTTCGGGACGTGGTAAATCAGCTTGTAGGCCTGCGGGTAGCGCAGTTGCAATTCTTTCATCAGCGCGGCCTGCTCCTGCCCTTCCCGGTCGACGGGCTTGGCGCGGGCCGGCTTGGCCTTGAACGGGCGAAGGGCGAGACCGCTCATGCGACCAGCACCCCCTCGTTGAGCAGCAGCGCTTGGGTGCGCATGACGCCCTCGGCGTGGTACTGGCGCGCGGTGGCGCGATCCACGTCACGACTGCGACCGTCACAGGCGTCGTGGCAGGCACTGCAGGACCATGCGCCTTGCAGGTCGTGTGGTTTCTTGCCGGCGCCGCAGGTGCCCGCCAGGCGGTAGTGCGCCAAGACGGTGGTCTCCGGGTTGCCGTTGCACACGCCGGGAATTCGTACCTGGCATTCCCGGCCGCGAGCGGCCTTTGTCAACTTCGTTTGGCGCATACATCAGCTCCTAGCTGTTGTGTTCAATGGCCTGCAAGACGGGCGCGCATGGCCGCCAGGGCGTTGTTGCCGACCGCTGGCGTCCGGCTTCCGGCAACTTCGGCGGGAAGTGCCAGCGGCATCTTCTGCAGCGGCTCTCCGGCTACGATTCGGCGGACGGCAATGGTGTAGTTGCGCTCGAAGAGCTTCGAGCAGGCATCGGATGGCAGTTTGTTGAGGTTCTCGAAGCCGCACTCCTTGGCCGCGTGCCACACAGCATCGTGGCTCCAGCTACCACGCCCAGCCATCGCAGGATGGGCGTTGCGAGTAGCCTCGCGAAATGCGTCCGCCAAGGTTGGAATCCCAAGCATCTCCGGCGATGGCTGGCACCACTCAATGAACTTGCCAGGCGCGGGAATGAACTCACGACCTGACTGTCGGCAGCGCATCAGGCCGAACTGCAGCTGCTCGGGGGTGTTGATGCCTGCCTCAAGGAACGCCGTCAACCACTGCTGCTTGGCGGCCTTGTAGGTGCTCATGTCAGGCCAGGCCTGTTTCCAGGCGCTGAAGATGGTCCGAAGATCACGGAACAGCCGATTGATCACTGCAGCCGTTTTGCGATCGAGATCGGCCTTGATTTCGGCGGGAAGCGTGTCTCCAGCAGGGATGTACTGGCCGGTTTGAACTTTGGCCCAAAGGCCGTGGGCGATGGTGGCTACCTGGTTCATTGGTCATCTCCTCCGTTAAGCCATGAGGTGTCGTCGTCGTCGAAAGAGCTCGATTGCTGAACGCTCGGCTTGCTGGTAGCGGATCGAGCTGCCCGGGCCAGATCAGATTTCACCCAATTGACCAGAGCGGCGAGCCATTGCTTCTCGGTCTGCGCCAAGCCCTTCGCGTCGTGGTGGAGCACGAACCCGGCGATTGCCTTTGCGCTGAAGTTGTCCAGGGTGAGCCCCGAACGGAGTACGTACGCTTTGAGCAGGTCCTGATCCGGGACCCACTCCAGGAACATTTCGAATGGCTCGCGCAGAGAGTGAGTAGATTGGTTAATTGACGTATTGGGTGCAGCTGCTGCACCCCGTTCTGCGTTTTCCTGCACCCCGTTCTGCTGTGAGATGCACCCCGTGCGGTTTGCTGCACCCCGCTCTCTACGGGGTGCAGCAGATGCACCCCGCTTAAGTTGAAGGTCGTACACAGTAGGGCGGCGATCGCGGCGGTCTATGTATGCAGCGGCGATAGCCTGGTTCCCTTCGACGATCCATCCAGCTGCCTCAAGCTCGTCGAGCTTCAGGCGGATGGTGCGTTCGGACAGGCCGGTGTCCTCGGAAAGCGTGGCAGCCGAAGGGAAGGCACCGCGGCCATCGCTACCGGCATAGTTAGCCAGGCACAGCAGGACGTGGCGAGCGGCAGGGTTCTCCAGAGAGGACTTCGGAATAGCCAGGGCCCAGGTCATGGCTTGCACACTCACAGCGAACCCCCAGCCTTCATCTCAGCGAGACGCGCGAGCCCTTTCGGGGTGACCAGAGGATCAAACGCGGCGCGCTCGATGCCAGTTTCTGGGTCGGGCTTCAGGGCTGTCACCTTGTGCTTCATCAAGCCCGAGGTGATGCGAGGCTGATAAGCGATCCAGCGCTTGGAACCCTTGCGGCGGAATATCCAGCGATTCTGTTCGAGCCAGTCGAACAACTTCGACGGGGCAACCTGCAACTGTTTGGCAGCATCGGTGATACAGATGGCCCCGCACGCAGCAGCCAAACGCTGGATGGCTGCGACCTTCGGGGCTTGTTTCTGGATGACTTGCTGCAGCTGAAGGTTCTGCTCTGCTTGATCGGCGGCCAGTCGCAGTGCTTCGGCGAAGGTTTGGGGGATCTGGACCTGTCCCAATACCCGCGCCTCAAGCTCCTGCCAACGATCGATAATCCTGGCGCGCAGTTGGGCGTTGTATCCAGAAACCAGAACCAGAGTATCGCGCTGGCTCAGCAGGAACTCTGGATAGGATTGTCCGTTTTGCGGATGGATGTATGGGGTCTCCTCAGATTTGAGGACACCCTCTGCAGCCAGGCGACGGGCATCCCGCAGCACATTGTCATGGCTCTTGCAAGTGAGCTGCGCGACTTCGCGGGTGGACATCACCTGACGCGCTAGTTTTGGCGAATCGCCGCCAACTGACGCCACTGGCTTGGTATTGCTAGCATCGATTGCGGAGTGCATAATCGACCTCGATTAACTGCTGTTGAAGAAGCCGGGCTGCCACCCGGTTTTTTTATGCCTGCGATTCAGGTACTGGACGGATGAACAGCAGGGCGAAACCACTACTGGCGCAAGGCCAGATAGGGGAGAATTTCTACAAGGTCACGCAGCGGCATCCGCTTTACCTGCCTTCAACGCGCCCTTCGTCAAACGCTCGATCTGGTACTGGCGCAGCTCAGGAACGTCCGCCCATTGGCGAACGGCCTCATAGGTCACGCCTAGCGCCTTCGCCAGGGCAGAAATAGACCCGAAATGTTGGATTGCCTGGCTTTTGGTCATGGCGACCTCCTCTACTCGTCTCGACATTCAAGCATGCTTGCATATTCAAAACAAGCATGCTTGACAAGCAACCTTGTAGATTGCGCGAATGAAAACTACTGATCGAATCACCAAGCTCGTCTTGACCCGTCGCCCCGAACTAGGCGTTCGCAATGTAAAACGCGACATCGCGAATACCTGCGGAATCAGCTATGAGGCAGTCCGCCAGTGGTTCGCCGGTGATACAGAAAACATCAAGAATGAGAATCTCGTCGCACTAGCCGATGGCTACGACACAACTGTTGATTGGCTTTTGTCGGGCAAGGGCGAGCCGCCACGCAAAGGGCCCGCAAAGCAAGACCAGACCAAGGAGTTAGGCGCTCCAAGCTCTGCTGCTGACGCAGTCCGAAAAATGCTCGAGAAGCACGGTAAGGGGCTGACTGCTGAGGCCAGGCAACGGATTGTCACCGCGGTGGAGGATGATCCACAGGGCGAAAAAGAAAGCGGTTTTTTAATCGCCGCCAACCCTGTTACCAGGGGAGACATATCCATCCCCCAGTACGACATTCGGGCGGCAATGGGGCACGGCCAAGTACCTGCCGAATACAGCGAGATCATTAGGAACGTTGTGATCAGCGAGGATCTGCTACGTGACAAGGGGGTGAACTACACAGCACCCCAGTCCTTGGCCATCATTACCGGTTGGGGTCAGAGCATGGAAGGAACGATCAACGATAAGGACCCCGTGATCGTTGATCGAGGCGTGAATGACTACGCGGGAGAAGGCGTGTACGTGCTCACATGGCATGGCGATCTTTTAATTAAGCGCCTGCAGCGAAAAGATGAGGATCACGTCTGGCTGATCTCAGATAACCCTCACAACAAAGATCAGCAGGCCAGGATTGATGACGTGACCATCCACGCAAAAGTGCTGCTTGTGTGGAATGCTCGCAAGGTCTGATTGGCTCCAATCCTGCTGCCAGCTCTGATCTGGGCCGGCCCGCCATCTCGGGCCGGATTACCTCCTAGAAAGGGGCCTCATCCCCCTCACTATCAACCACGCTCACATCCTCATCGCTTTCGATCACTCGATCGTCATCCGTCGGCGCATCCCACTGCAAAAGCACCGATCCGTCTTCGCAAAAACTCATATCCAGACCATCAGACTCAGCCAGCAGATCCATGATCGCACACCAGTCCTGATCCTCGTCCGTGTCCATGCGATGGACAAGAACCCTCCTACCATGCTGCGCCAGCGGCGAGTTGATCATCGCTGAAACCCTCAAGCCCAGCCGCTCAAGGCTCGTTAGCTCTTCCATACGAACTGCTCTTTCCTGCGCCGACATCCGAAAGCTCCTACATGCTGGATATCCATACAGTAAGAGAAAAATACACAAGCGTGCTTGCATTTGAAAAACAAGCATGCTTTTATTAATGCAAGTTCGCTTGCATTTGCATTCGAGCTGGCAGCTACGGCGGCCACCGCTCTTTAAAAACCAGCAGATGAGCCACCAGTCGCCGAGTTAAGCCGGCCGTTGAGCCCTGGTGGACAGTACGCAACGCAGCAAGCTTCCTCGCTCGACATGTCGACCCGCAGGTTTGCTGAGCAACACCGATTTCCTCGATGCCCTTCCCCCGAGGGGTATCAGGGAAATCAACCACAGGAGTGCTCATGAAGGCCTCAGAAGCAAAATCAGCCAGCCTTTACCTGGTCTTCGCTGTTCTAGTGCTGATCGTTCTTTCGGCTGGCCTTCTGGCTTGGAGGTACCTGACGGCAGAGGTCAGCGGCCGCGTTAACGCCGAAGTGCAGCTGGAATCAGCGCCAAGCCGAATCGCCAACTACGAAAGCTACTTCGATCAGTGCGCGGCGATTCAAGGTTATGAGGCGGCGCTGGCTGCGCAGCGGTCATCGCTGGCAGGCCTGAGCGGCGATGACGCCAGCCGCGTCAAGACGGTGATCGCTGGCATCTCTGCTCAGCGGTCGAGGGCGATCGCCCAGTACAACGTTGATGTGCGCAAGGATTACACCAAGGCGCGCTTCCTCGACTCCGGCCTACCGAAGGCCATCGACGACAAATCGGAGAGCACAATATGCGCAAACTGATGATGGTCCCGCTCGGGCTGCTGCTCTGCGGGGCGATGATGGGCAACAAGGGGTGCGAGGCCGCGCCTCCAACAGCCCGCGACAAGAACATGCAGGCCCAGTCGTCGCTGATGGAGCGCGCCACCTCGGCTGTTCCGGTGCCTCAGGTGAACAACTTCCTGTCCCGCGAGGCGGTGGCCAAACAGGTCAAGCGCCTGGACGAGAAGGGCAAGCTGTTCTACGTCTACATCCTCGGCAATAACGGCCAGCAGATGGGCTACTACGTGTCGAACACGCGACCGGTACCTACCTGCTCGCTTCTGACCCCGCCTGATGACGTGTGGAAGGACTACAACGGCAATGGCGGTCTCACATCCCAGCGCCTTACAGCCCCAGGCTTGGGCGGCACCTATAGCCCAGGCCCTTGCAGCAGCGTGTTCTTCTTTGATGCCGTCACGGATGCCTACATCGAAATCGCCGGCCTCAACTACTTCGTGTCTGATCAGCCGCTGGCGATCAAGTCTGACCCGATCAAGATCATCAGCGCGCAGTAACGCAGACGATTCCCCGGTGCGCCTCAAACGGGGCGCATCAGGGGGAATCCACTGATCAACCGCCTGGAGGGCAAGACGATGGACCCAGTCAAGCTCAAGTTTCAGCGCCGTATGATCAATGCCATTGAGCGCGGCGACATGTACTCCCTGGAGAACTGGACGACCTTCGAACTCCATGACCTGGAGTTCGCCGCTGAGCTCTGGAACGCTCCAACCGCGCAGGCCGCGATCTTGGAAGAGATCAGTCATCGCGAGTAACAACCAGCGCTACGTCAGCCTGACGCTAACTGCCCGATCTACCTGGTTCCCCATCACCAGGCTGCATCGGTGTGTGATCTGAATGCGCAGGCTGATGCGCAAGGAAAGACCCAACGGGCGTTGCACGACCTGCCTAACACGCTGCTCGTGAAACGACACTCCGCAGGGCTACTCATCTAACCACTGCCCCTTGATGCGGCAAGCCGGAAGAATCCAGTACCGGCCAGATCACACACCGATGCAGATTTAAGGCGCACCTCCGTGCGCTTTACGCCACATAAAACTCACCACCATAAACCTTAGATCGACTGCATCGGTCGTGACGTTCGCCCTCCCCTGGTCCGGGAGGTAGACGGCAGCGAGCGTCACGACCAATGCAGCCCATCACCGAGATCAATCATGGAAACGATCACTATTGGCGCATGGATAGGCCATCTCGGCCGTGGCCTAGCGCGTCGCGAACTGCAATGTGTTCTGGACATCGCTGGCGGCATGACCTCGAAAGAGATCGCCCGGCATTTCGGGATCAGCGAGAGCGGAGTTGAAAAGCGAGTCCGCGACGCGATGCTCAAGCTGAAGGTGCCACGCCGCGCAGCTCTAGTCGCCGAGGCTATGCGCCAACAGATCATCAGCCCGCTCTGCATTTTGCTAGTGGGCCTCATGGCTCTGCATGCAGCCCTTAACGACGGAGACCCGATGCGCCGCGACCGCCGCGCGCCCGAGCGCCGCACTGCCCAAGTTCGAATCGTTCGCAAGGCAGAAGCCTTGGAACTCCATGCCTGACCAACAAGGACCAACCCATGAACGCAGCCATCCGCAATAGCCGTGTGCAATACGCCCAGGTTCAGCAGCTCGCCGAAGCAGCCGCTGAAGAATTCCGTAGCAACTCCCGCTTCTTCGTCCAGCAGGGCGAAAACAAGAGCTGGGCCATCGTCGGCGCCGACGACAATCGCCTGTATGGCCTGCGCCGTCGGCATGTCGATGCGGTGAACTACGCCGAAAGCCTGGAGCGCGCGGTGAACGCAAAGTCGGTACCAGTGCTGAAGGTCAGCCCGCCTGACGACGCACGCACCCGCTGGGCGGCCCTGTGGGCACTGGTGCTGATCGTGATGGCCGGAGCGTTCTCGTCATGAGCCGCGGGGTAAACAAGGTCATTCTGGTCGGCACCTGCGGCAAGACCCGGAGGTGCGCTATTTGCCCAATGGCAATGCCGTCACCAACCTCAGCCTGGCCACCAGCGAGCAGTGGACGGACAAGCGGCCCGGCCAGAAGGTCGAGCGCACCGAGTGGCACCGAGTGGCACCGGGTGTCGCTGTTCGGGAAGGTCGCAGAGATCGCCGGCGAGTACCTGCGCAAGGGCGCCCAGTGCTACATCGAGGGCAAGCTGCAGACCCGCGAGTGGGAGAAGGACGGCATCAAGCGCTACACCACGGAAATCGTGGTCGACATCAACGGCACGATGCAGCTGCTCGGAAGCCGGCCGCAGGGTCAGCAGCCTGGGCAACCTCCAGATCGGCAGCCCCGGCAACAACAGCGCGCGGCGCGCCCGCAGCAGAACCAGCAAGCGGCGCCACCCGATCACGACAGCTTCGACGACGACATACCGTTCGCGCCCCTCCACCACCTGGCCGGTGCGTAGCCATGAGACGCCGGCAGCGTGTTCACCCACCCGCGTACTACCTTGGCCGCGCCTGCCGCGACAACAGCCAGTCACGCGATGCCCAGCCATACGACTGGCTCACGGTGAACTGCGGCTGGTGGCTTGCCGGCTGGCATGACCGAGACATGGAGCTTTCCGCTTGAAACGCATTACCGCGCGCGTCCGGCACGGCCGACGACAGCAGCAAATCAGCCTGCCACCAAGCGGGCTAGCAGAAGATCGAGGAGTCGCGCCACATGAGAATCGACCTTCCCGGGCAGTTCGACCTGCCGATTCAGGTTGCCCACCAGTCGCCCTCAACGCCTGAGGGAAGCAAGGTGGAACTGGCTGAGCGCATAGCCAAGGCACTGATTAAATACGAAGCGCGGCCATCTTCGGCACTCTGGATCGAAATCCAGGCCTGCGCCAAGGCAATCCTGAAGTAACAACCTCCCCCGAGTTATCACTACCCGCCACCAGCCATGGAGGGCGGCCTACACCCTGGAGAAAGTCATGACCCAATCTGTACTGCAATCCATCGCCGCCGCCGACCTGCCGGAGCGCGGCCAAGAGCTGGCCGGCGGCATCTTCGTTACCCGCTACTGGCTGAACGGCCAAGAGCGCGCCCTGGTGCTGATGCCTGACGAGTTCGAAGGCGCCTGGGGCGAATACGGCACCAAGATCGAGGGCGCTGGCTGCTACAGCGACGGCGAGGACAATACCCGCGCCATGGCCGAGGCTGGCAGCCAGATCGCCATCAAGGCCCTGGAGCTGGGCGCATTCATCCCGTCTTGCCTGGAAGGCCAGCTGCTGATGGCAGCGAAAGCCGATGGCCTGGTGGCCCTGCGCGAAGACGGCTGGCACTGGCTGAGTTCGCAGCGCTCCGCCTACAACGCCTACGGCCTGGACTTCGAGGATGGCTGGCTCGGCATCAGCCGCAAGAGCTACGAGTTCCTCGTCCGCCCCGTCCGCAGCCTCATGATTCAGTAATTCACCCATTCATTCCTTTCTCTGCAGGCGATTCCGGGTTCGCCAGGAAAGCGTTCAGACCAGAAGCACGCCGGGAAGCGCCGGCCGCCTGCCCCATGTTCCTTCAGGAGTTGCGCGATGCAGCAAGCACCAGTAATCAACATCAAAAACCTGCACGTTTCAATACTGTTCCCCCAGGACGAGCCGCCAGATGCTGCGCCACTCCAAGCGGTACCGGAGGAGTCGTTACTGGTTCCGCCGCCGCTGGGCTCCTACTGGCCAGGCCAAGGCGGTTTTAACGCCGGATTGGTGCGCGGCGAGGACGGCGCGCCGGACTATTACCTGATTGTGCCGCAACTGACCGAGCAGCTGAGCGCGGCCTGGGGCGGTTATGGCGAGGAAGTCGAGGGAGCGAGCAGTGCCAGCGATGGCCTGGCCAACACCCGAGCGCTGCTGGCAGATAGCAATGATCACCCAGCTGCGAAGCTGGCCAGCGAGTTCACCGCCGATGGCCACAGCGACTTCTACCTGCCTGCCCGGCGCGAGTTGCAACTGGCAGAGGCGAACGTGCCCGAATTGTTCGAAAAGGCCTATCACTGGTCGTCATCGCAGCGCTCCGCCTACGTCGCCTACCTCATGGTCTTCGAGGGTGGCTGGCTCGACGTCAACCGCAAGGACGGCGAGTTCCTCGTCCGCCCCGTCCGCAGATTTATTCCGTAATCCAATTCTTCATTCATGGGCGCCCCGGCGCCCTCGCTTTTAGGAGGCCAGGATGGCCCTGCACACAGAGCTTGAAATTCACAAGGTGGCCGAGGAACTGCTTGGCCTTTCGCTCGACCTGGTTCGAAACATCCCGCGCGACCTCAAGCAGGTCGTAGGGTCAAAGATCCGTGACGAGTGCCTTCAAGCCCTGGTGCTGATTGGTCGGGCCAACATGGCCCGGGACAAGCTCCCACACCTGAATCTCCTGCTCGAAAGCGTCTGGATGCTGAACTACCTGCTGCGCGCCCTCACCAACAAGGGCTTGATCAGCAAGGGTCAGCACGCCAAGGCAATGAAGCTAACGGCCTCCGTAGGTCGCCAGGCCAACGCCTGGAAGAAATCCGCAACCGCGTCCGCTGCTTGAGGGTTACGGCCCTCCTGCCTGCACGCTGAATCTGGTCGTGCCGCTGATCTGTGATCACCGCCATGCGCAGCACGGATACCGCCAGCACATGCTGGTAGGTCCGGCGCAGTTTCCAGGCTGAGCAATCGTCCTGGCGACGTAGATAGCACGATAGGTCGCAGCGCTCCGCCAACAACGCCTACAACATGGACTTCGAGGATGGCTGGCTCAACAACAACCACAAGAACAACGAGTTCCTCGTCCGCCCCGTCCGCAGATTCGCCCGTTGCGAGTTTTACCTTCGAGGAATTGGCCCAGGCCTACTACGACTGCCGCCGGCACAAGCGAAACACCGCGAGCGCCCGACGCTTCGAGCTGGATATGGAAACCAATCTCCTCGACCTATTCGACGAGCTCCAGGCCGGCACCTACCGGCCTGGCCGCTCAATATGCTTTGTGGTCACCCGGCCAAAGGCCCGCGAGGTGTGGGCCGCCGACTTCCGCGACCGCATCGTGCACCACCTGCTGTACAACCGCATCGGCCCCGCCATCGAGCGCGGCTTCGTAGCGGACAGCTGCGCCTGCATCCCAGGCCGCGGCACTCTGTACGCCGGTAAGCGCATGGAGGCGAAGATTCGCTGCCAGACGCAGAACTGGTCACGGCCCGGCTTCTACCTCAAGTGCGACCTGGCCAACTTCTTCGTGTCGATCGACAAACGCGTGCTTGGTCGCCAGCTGGCAAGCCGCATCGACGACCCATGGTTCAGGCAGTTGGCCCTGCAGGTGCTCATGCACGACCCTCGTGAGAACTACGTCGAGCGCAGCCCGGCTCACCTGTTCAATCGGGTACCGCAGCACAAGCGCCTAACCGCGCAGCCGGCCTACCTCGGGCTGCCCATCGGCAACCTGTCGTCGCAGTTCTTCGCCAACGTTTACCTCGACGCCCTGGACAAGTTCTGCAAGCACACGCTCAAGGCCAAGCACTACATCCGCTACGTCGACGACTTCGTGCTGCTGCATGAGTCCCCGCAGCAGCTGAACGACTGGCTACGCCAGATTGAAGACTTCCTGCCAAGCCTTGGCGTCAGGCTAAACCCTTCGAAGACAATTCTGCAGCCCATCGACCGCGGCGTGGACTTCGTCGGGCATGTGATTAAGCCGTGGCGGCGCACCACTCGCAAGAAGTCGGCGGCCCAGGCCTTGAAGCGAACCGCTGCGGCGCCAGCAGACAACCTGCGCGAGATGGCAAACAGCTACTTCGGCCTGCTCAGCCAGGCCAGCCATAGCCAGAGAGACCGCGCAGCTCTCGCCAATCTGGTGCTGCGCCGAGGGCATGTAGTCAACGCTGCGCTGACGCAGACCTATCCCAAACGATAAACCAACACTTCTGCCGCATCCGGCCACGGAGGGCGGCGCATGCATGGAGAAAGCCATGAACGTCGAGACATCGACAGTAACCAAGCTTCTGATCACTGAGGTTCAGGGCCTGGACCCGATCAGCGTGTACCTCGAAGACCTGGCGCCCTGCAAAGGCAAGATCACCGTCAGCTGCTACGACAAGACCTGGCACGCCTACTGGGGCGGGATGTGGGATGGCCTGAACATCGGCCAGTTCTTCTGCAAGCTGCACGACGCCTACATCATCGGCTACTTCGACCGGGCCCTGAGCTCTCGCCGGTTCAGTGCTGAAGCGCTGGCCGACAAAGCGCGGAAGGTGATCGTGCAAATGCGGCGTGACCGGGACCTGGACGCAGAGGATGCCCGAAGCCTACTCGACGAGGCCGAGGACGTTCGACATACCAGCTCGCTCGATGAGTGCGGCGGTGCCCACCGAGAGTTTATGCACCGCGTGTTCGGTGACGACTGGTGGAACCTGCCGGCCGACGCCATGGGGCGCAACCCTGACTGGGACTACCTCTGCCGCATCATCGCGACAGTTCAGCAGGCCCTGGCCAAAGAGTTCCCGATCGCCGCCTGACCAAGGAGAACGTCATGATTGGCACGCCCTGCCACTACGTCCAGCAGCACTACCAGGTGCCAGCCTGCATCGGCCGTCGCGTTCTCGCCTACGGCAAGCCTGGCACCATCACCGAGGACCACGGCCACTACATCGGCATTACGCTCGACGATAGCGCGAAGCGCCGCGCCAGCCGCTATCACCCTGTCGATGGCATCGAGTACGGCGAGATGGTCGAGAAGCTGCCAAAACCGGCGCGCAGCAGCAACTACGACAAGTTCCTGGACGAGGACATCGACTGCTACTTCCACGAGTTCCTTTGCATCATCAAGCCAGAGTTTGAGATGCGCGGCGGGTGCAGAGAATGGCGTGACGGCGGCTTCCACCAGGTGCCTCGCGAGTTTCGCATGTACCGCAAGACGAGCGCGCTTGATTACCTCGCCCGCGCCAGCGTCACCGGCGAATGGTGCCGCACCATGAAAGAGGCCAAGGCCAGCTACAAGGAAGCACTGAAGAAGGCGCCGAAGCCATACCGTCGCTGGAACAACGAAGCAGGATTCAGCGCCTACCGCGACGCCTACTACGACCTGTAGTGCATCCGCGCTGCCCGCCAGCGCCTTCCCCTATTCAACGATAACGCCACCCCGGCGAGGATCGCCCATGAACATTTACCGCCACACCTTTACCGCCGCTTGTCCAAGCGATGCCGAGGTGATCGTCTACAGCCTGGAGATTCGTAGCCAGTCGATGGTCCGCGTCGAGCACATCAAGACCGCCACCGCGCTGATCAAGCAGGGCTGGCACGAGCAAATCGCCGACCAACTGGCCGAGCGCTTCGGCGGCGACCAGGTGATCAAGGCGGTGCACCAGGGCGTCGAGATCGAAACGGTGAGGCTGAGCGGATGATCCACTACCACGGCACGCCGATCGGCGGAACGCGGCAGGATGCGGCGCGGCTGCTGGCCGGCAGGCACGCCCTGGTGCCGTTCCCGCGGCAGGACGACATGGGCATCGTCGCCGAGACCTGTCAGTCCTTCATTTTCGACAACGGCGCATTCACCGTGTGGAAGAAAGGCGGTCAAGTCGATGTCGAGGGATACACCCGCTGGGTGGATGACTGGCATCGGCACCCGGGCTTTGACTGGGCGCTAATCCCTGACGTGATCGACGGGGACGAAGACGCCAATGATCGGCTGCTCGAACAATGGCCTGGCCAGTTTCCCGGCGTTCCGGTCTGGCACATGCATGAGTCGATCGAGCGCCTGCAGCGCTTGGCCCAGTCCTGGCGAATGGTCGCCTTGGGCAGTTCTGGCCAGTGGCGCTCGCCGGGCACCGCCGCGTGGTGGAAGCGCATGGGCGCCGCAATGGACGCCATATGCGATGACCAGGGCCGGCCAGCCTGTCGCCTGCATGGCCTGCGAATGCTGGACCCGGCAATCTTCCAGAGTCTGCCGCTCGCATCGGCTGACAGCACGAACGCGGCAGTGAACGGCGGCAGCATCAGCCGCTTCGGCATGTACACCCCGCCGTCGGCCGGCCAGCGCGCTAGCGTGATCGCCGACCGAATTGAAGCACACACCAGCTCCCCTATTTGGCAGCGCGAAAGCCAGACAGAGCTGGCCCTGTAAGGACCTTCCAATGACCACAGCAATCGACCTGTTCGCCGGCCTCGGCGGATGGAGCACCGGCGCGCGCGCCGCAGGCGTCCAGGTTCTCTGGGCGGCAAACCACTGGCCGGTGGCCGTTGAATGGCACAGCGCTAACCACCCCGACACGCAGCACGTCTGCCAAGACCTGCACCAGGCACGCTGGGAGCAGGTGCCAGGGCACGACATCCTGCTGGCCTCGCCATGCTGCCAGGGCCACGCCAAGGCCCGCGGCAAGAAGTCGGGCAACCCGGAACATGACGCTTCGCGCTCCACTGCCTGGGCGCCAGTATCGGCACTTGAGTTCCACCGGCCGCAGGCGGCAGTGATCGAGAACGTGCCCGAGTTCACCGATTGGGTGCTCTACCCGGCCTGGCTGAAAGCGGTACAGGCCCTGGGGTATCAAGCGGCGCCGCACATCGTGGACTGTGCCGACCTCGGCGTGCCGCAGCACCGGGTGCGCCTGTTCATGGTGCTGACCCGCAGCAAGGCACCGCTGATGCTGCAGCTGCCACAGGAGCGGCACGTGGCCGCCGCCAGCTTCCTCGACTTCGAGGCCGGGCGCTGGTCCCTGATCGAGAAACCAGGCCGGGCTCAGGCCACGCTCGACAGGGTGCGTAATGGCCGCCAGCGCTTCGGCGACCGGTTCATCATGCCCTACTACGGCAAAGGCTCCGGCACCACAGGCCGAGACATCAACCGGCCGATCGGCACCATCACCACTCTGGACCGCTGGGCCCTAGTCGACGGCGACCGCATGCGGATGCTCAGCGCCAGCGAAGCCCTAGCCGCAATGTCGTTCCCGGCCGACACCCTGCGGCCGGACAACCACCGGCTGACCATGCACATGGCGGGAAATGCAGTGCCGCCTTTGGCTGGCCAGCGGGTGATTGAAGCCCTTCTGGAGGCGGCTTAGTCGAACTGAGCCTCGGACTCGGTTATCAGTGGCGATGGATTTGTGACTCTATTCGTTTCGAGCCAAAGTCTCGTGCGTTTAACGCTGAACCACCGTCGTCTCTTCTCCAAATTATTGACCAGTGGCCCCGAAATTCGATAACGCCCGCATCCACCTGAGCATGTCATTTCTAACCAGTTCTCGACTGCTGGAACAGCCTCTGCCTCAGCTCCGCATACGAAACATTTCATACACCAGCCCTCCTTGTAATGGCCAATTGACTCTAGCCCAATTCGCTTGAGGTATCCCCATGCCCACAGAAAACCGATCCAACAACACTGATCATTCTGGGATGTAGGGCATGAAGTCACCTAGCAGGTCGCGAGCGGCAGGCACGGCGTATTCGAGCAGCTCCAAAGGAACGTCCCGCTCGAAGAGCGTCACTTCGAACTTGAGCGTCTCGTCGTTTCGGAACATCTCGAAAATTATTTGGTTGCCACGTGAGCATTCAAGGCCCAAGCCATCGTGCCCTTCTGTGACGCTTGAGGCCCTGCAGAACGTGTACTCGATTCCGTGAACTATCACCGGGAGCCCTCCTGAAAAAGGTGAACGTACCCGGAAACTCTACTGCTGTAACCCCTCTCCACTCTATTCCGAGGCGGCGATCGGGTCAGAAGCAGGTGGGCCGTCATCAGCGACTCGACGCGCTCGACCAACACCCCAGGCAAGGGCCCGGGTCATCGATTCATGCGGTCGGGAGTCGAAAGCCTCCTCGTGTATCGCCATGCCTGTAGGGGCATACACACCGATGAACATCTGCGTACTGCCGGTGCGCGAAAGCCTCACTTGCACATCGATGTAGGTGCCGTCATCAAGGGTTTCTTCGTGGGTTCGGTGGTGGAGAGTTGGGTCTGCCCAATTCCAATAAACATCGCCGCGCACTCTCATACAGCCCTCCTGCAACCGTCTGGTGGGAAATCATTAATCCCAAAATAGCCAAACCGAAGCGGCGATCAAGGCCAGCCAAACATAGTGAGAACTGCTCCCGACAATTGGCTCGCTTTCTTATACAAATCAACCAACTTGTACAACTCACTGCCGCGATATGGCGGCCAAGGAATCCGTATGCCCAGCGCACAAACGGCGGCACGGTGGTGCCCGGACGAATGCCCGATAACAGGCCGCAAGTTCTTCATGTGGATCGAGCGCTCCAATGGCGGCCAAGTCCCAACCTACGGCGGTCCGTACGACAGCTTCACCCTCGCCCAGCGTGATGAGCAAGGCACCTTTTGGTGCGATCGGTTCGACCATGACGAGGGGTGCTGGACAGACAGAGTCCACATCGACTTGCGCCTCATCGACAACCAGCGTGAAGACTTCGAATACGGCCATGTGGCTGAGGTGCAGGACCAGTGCACAACCCTGCGACGAGCACTGGGCGGCATGCTGTTCGCTTTCGACGACGGCGTCGGCAAGTCGTGGTCACTGGGTCTGCTCGACTTTGCCCGCCAGGTCGCGCCAGCAGTCGAGTACAAGCCATGACCCGCCTCGCCCTCTGCCTCCTGCTGCTGGCCACCGGCGCCAGCGCAACCGAGAACGTCATCGACGTGCAGCACGACAGCCAGCGCGGCGTCACCTGCTACCTGCTGAATGGGGTGGGCATCAGCTGCATCCCAGACAGCCAGTTGCAGGCCGGCAACCAGCGCCAGCTCTCCCCGCATGAAACACAACCCGAACCTACACCCGCACTGGCGCCTGGGCGCTGGATTGATGAGAGGTATCAGCTGTGACGAACAAGATGCGCGAGCAGTTCGAGGCCTGGACGGAATCGGCGTTCATCGAGGTCGACCTGACCAAGGGAAATCACGGCTCCTACGCCGTGAGCGGTACCCACTGGCTCTACTGTGCCTGGGTTGCCGGCTGGAAAGAGTCCCGCGATGACGTGGTGGTGGAGCTGCCGAACCGAGCAGCTGAGGCCTACCGCGAGGAGTTCGACGACGTGGAGGGCGGCAGTTTCAACGAGGCGGCTTACATCCGCGACGTGCGCAAGGCGATCGAGGCCCAGGGCCTGAAGGTGGCGCCATGAGCCGGCCGGTAACCGAGCAAGACTTCCGCCGCCCAGAGTTCCGAGACGCCAAGGTCGAAGACTACGAGTTCCGCAGGGACGGTGCTCTCGTCCGAAAGGACCGCTGGGAGCAGGGCATTCACCGGATCCACAGCATCGTTGGGCGTATCGGCCGGGATTTTGAGATCCAGGAAGTGATAGAAGCTGTCGAGCAGCTGAAGGGCCAATGGCTCAATGCCGACCACAAAAACGACCCTGAGTCTGAATGGATCGACGTCCGCCTGCGCTGCGGCAGCGTACTTGCTGGCTGTGCGCGCACCGGAACCTTCGAATACCGCTGGCCATTCGGCCAGATGACCTTCACCAACAAGGACTTCGGCAGCGACATCGTCGAATTCCAGCCCATACCAGACCCAGTGACAAGCAAGGATAACCAGCCATGACCACCAATTTAAAAGCCGTAGAGGAACTGGCCGATCGAGTGATCACCGATCGCCTCTTCTGTGGCGACGAGAATCACCTAGCGCTTGCCGGCGGGATCAAGGAGCTGATGGCCCGGAACGAGGCTTTGCGGAAAGACGCCGAGCACAGTAAGCGCATGCTGCTGGATGCCTGCGTGTCCATAGGCAGCATTGGCGAAGCTCTCGGGCTGGATATGGACGCCGACGCAGACATGATGATCGGCACGGCCCGCGACCTTGTGGGTGGCATGAACCGCATCATTCAGGAGTGCCCGCTGGGCTCGCCGGGCTTCGCCATTGCCACCGAGGTGATGGGCGAACTGGGCGTGACACAGGATGCTCAGGAATGATCGCCCTAGCCTACATGGCCTACCTCATCTACAGGGGGCCGCGATGAGCAAGAACTGCAACACCTGCAAGTGGCTGGAGTGGGTCGACGGCGAGCACGAATCGGACACCGGATTCACCTGCAACAAGCGCCATAACCAGATGTGGGCCGCCGGCCGCGAGCAAGAACTGCACGCCAACCTTGACCGCGACGAATACCGGTCCCGCTACAAGCGCTGCTTCGAGCCAGAAGCCTAACCCATCCCACTACTCAAGCCCGCCGACATGCGCGGGCATGGAGAGCTATTGCCATGATCATCGACGACGTGATGACCGACAAAATCACGCTCCACGGCCTGGGTTTCGTCCAGGTTCAGCTGCAGGGCGATCAGCGCCTGCATGTGTGGCACCCCGAACTGCCGCGCCACGCCTGCTTCGAGCACTCGGCGATCCACGATCACCGCTTCAACTTCGTCTCCCGGGTGCTGGTCGGCACGCAGATCAATCATTGCTACTGGCTGATGCATAACCCCGAAGGCGAGTTCGTGCTGTACCTCCACGAAGGCAAGCGCACCGTCGGCGGCGGCCGGCCATGGACACCAGACGGCCGCGCTGACCTGGTGCACGAAACCACCTTCAAGATCGAGGCAGGCAACGACTACAACACCCAGGCGTATGAGTATCATCGCACCGAGCCAGGCGGTGACGGCCGCGTGGCCACCATCATGCAGAAGCGCGGCGATTATCCGGCCGGCGCCCATTCCACCTGCCGCTATGGCGTCCAGCCAGACACAGAGTTCGATCGCTACCAATGGCCAGCCACCAGACTTTGGGAAGTCGTGCGCGACGTGCTGCTGGCCTGACCTTCTCTGCCCCTCCTTCCTTCAAACCAATGACACGGCCCGCCGTTGTGCGCGGGCGAGGATCACCTATGTCCGCAATAAATCGTTTCCACGAAGTAGCCAACGATGCACTAGTGCAGATCAGCGACCATCTGGTGCCTGGGGCCAAGTTGACTCTGGCGATCTACGTACCAGGCGAGCCTGAGCAAGACATCGTCCTGATGGGCCCTGGCGCCGCTGCTGATGAGGTCGTGAACACCCTGCGCCGGCGTGCCGCCCTGAGCCTTGATGGCGACAATACCTACAAGCGCGGGGTATGTGATGTAGCCGTAGGAGCAATGGCCGCCGGCAAGCAGAACAACAACCCGCCGCCCGAGGGGAACTGGGGCCAACGGTTCTGGGATATCGGTCGGGCCGAGGGCGCGCAGCAAGAAGAGCTGGTCCATGCCCTGCGCCTGGCGCGCAAAGAGCTAGACGCCTGCCAGCGGGTTATCCACTACACCGGCGGATTCGACCCGGCCTACGTCAACGACGCCCAGGCCGCGATCAAGGTCGCAGACGCGGCCCTTGAAAAAATTCCTGCCTAACCGTCACCCTGCCATTAATCAAATGCCCGCCATCTGCCGTGCGGGTGAGGAAACTATATGTCTGAACGCAAAACGATGTGCATCTACCACGGAAACTGTGCTGACGGCTTCGGTGCCGCCTGGGTTGTCCGCAAAGCCCTGGGCGACCAGGTCGAGTTCGTAGCCGGTGTTTACGGCCAATAGCCGCCAGATGTTGAGGACAAGGAAGTGATCATCGTCGACTTCAGCTATAAGTATGAAGTCATGGCTAGGATGAGCTGGAAGGCCCACAGCATCATCATCCTGGATCATCACAAGTCGGCGGCCGAGGACCTGGGCAAGTTCCCGCCCTTCCACGCAGGCGTTCGGCTCGATGGTCGGCACGCCGACGGCACGGTCGCGCTGGGCTGGGAAACCGCTCACAGCTTCATGCAGATGCAGAACGCACCCGCCATCGCCTGCTGCTTCGACATGAACCGCAGCGGCGCCATGTTGGCCTGGGACCACTTCTTCCCCGGGCAAGAGCCGCCAATGCTGCTGCGCCACATCGAGGACCGCGACCTCTGGCTGTTCAAGCTGGACGGCACCCGAGAGATTCAGGCCAACTTGTTCAGCTACCCATACGACTTCGAAGTCTGGGACAAACTGATGGCCGCCGATGTAGAAACCCTACGCTCGGACGGTGCCGCGATCGAGCGCAAGCATCACAAGGACATTGCCGAACTGGTCGCGGTGATGAAGCGTCGCCTGGTCATCGGCGGTCACGACGTGCCCGTGGCCAGCCTGCCGTACACGCTCACCAGTGACGCCGGGCACCTGATGGCTCAAGGCGAAGCGTTCGCGGCGTGCTACTGGGATACGCCAGATGGCCGCGTATTCAGCCTGCGCAGCACCGACGAGGGGCTGGATGTGTCGGAGGTCGCTAAACAGTACGGCGGCGGTGGCCACCGCAACGCCTCCGGTTTCCGCGTGCCGTTCGGCCACGAACTTACCAAGCAACCAACACCACGCCTATAAAGCCCGGTGGTAGCGACCGTCGGGCAAGGATGACCTATGCCCGAAAACACCGAATACAGCATGTCGCCAGCCGACGCGCTGATCATAGCCGGAATCAGTCGGCATGGCTTGGATGTGCGCCGCACCATGGTGAAAGCCCTATGGCGAGAGCACGGTGCGGCGAAGCTCGCCGAGATGTTTGCTCAGTTTATTGGCATGGCCAACTCCGTCGCTGCCAACTGTGCAGAGATGAGTGACATGGTCCTCATCCATGAGTGCGGCGTTCACCCCGACAAGTTCGACAGTGTGAACTTGCCGACCATCCTCGGAGCCTGCCAGGGCGTGCAGATCGCAAGCAAGTGCGACCCGGCCGGCGCATGCCAGGGCTGCGCCTATCGCCTGGGATCCATAGCCAATCAGTCGCCCATCACCACCAGCGACGCAGAGTTCATGGCGCACGACCGCAAGGGCTTCATGTGTCACGCCGATCTAGACGAGCGCGGGGAGCCACTTCGAGCTTGCGTCGGCCATGCAAAAGCTTCCCGTGCAACTACCTGACTACCAATCTGCCGCCACTGGCGGCATGGAGACCAACTATGAAAGCTGCTCTACCAAACCCCGTTTTGGCCGGCGCATCCCTCAGCGCCACCGTCAGCACAGGCTTCACAGCCAAAACCGAAGCCGGTGGCAACGCCCGGCTCGCCATCATCGACGAGAACGGCAATGTCATCGCCCAAGGCCAGGATGTGGCTTGGGCGGCCTGGCGGGTCTGTGTTGAAGTCCAGGAGAATTTTTGGGAAGGCCAGGGACACCTGGTGGTTCAAACTCAACCGCCAGGAACTACCGGCAAGCAGCCTGGGTGACTTACATCGGGCGGTCGGTCCCGGCCGCCCAGTCTCCAGATTTCCGGTCAATGCGCAGCCACCGGCGCTGGCCAGCTTTAGATACCAGCAGAACATCGATGTGGGGAGACTTGCGCCCAGCAGGGATTACACCACGCATGTAGATGACAATTCTCCCGAAAGTATCCAACATCAATTGCCGCACCTGTTCTCGCACTTGCACATCCAGGGTATCAACTCCGGCCGCCAAATCCGCCCATACCTTGGCATTTGCCGGAGCCTGGCTAGCCGTTGCAGCAACCATCTTCCGCTCTACCTCCTGCAACTGATCCCGTGCGGCTTGGTGCTGTTGCTCCAACTCCTGAAGCTTGCGCACCAGGACAAGCGGGGACACACCCTCTCCTTCCCCAAGCGCCAGAGCCTCGGTCACTCGCGACACCTGGCTTTCAATGCTAGTGCATGTTGCCTGGGCCTCGATGCGCATCTGCATCAGACTGCGCCCCTCCAATGCAGGCTCTTGGAGCCGTTGCAAATTCATCTGGTCCGAGCAGTACGCCATGATGGCGCGCTCAACCGGTGCCACGCTGCAACTTCCCCCAACGCTGCAACCCTTTCCGTTCATGTACGCGATGCACATAATCCGGCGATGGCCATCGACCAACGAACCATCGGCCTTCATCCTTTTCATGATGTTTTGCCCGGATATCGTTGTGCCGCAATAGCCGCAGTAGGTCATCCCTATCCCGGTCACAACCCCTGGAATAGCACCCTTGCCACGGCGCCGATTTCGCTCGCCGTTCATGGCCTGCAAGGTGTCGAATTCCTGATCTGACAGAATGCGTGGATAGTAATCCGGCAGTTCGAATTCTTCGCCACCAACAGATATCTGCTTGGCGCCCTTGAGCGCGACTAGGCGAACCATGCGATAAATGCGGCCTCCCCCTTCCCACAAGAGCTCCGGGTCATAGCCGCGCTCAGCCATCAACTGGTAGATGCGATTTCCGCCGATCCCTTCCAGGTAACGGTCGAGTGCGAATCGCACAGCATTGGCGCGCTCAGGGATCAGCTCCCACTTCCCATCCTTGCACTCCAACCACTTAGGGTCACCGCCATTGCGGATGAGCCCGCGATAGCTTCCGTCAAGCCAGCCCTGGCACTGTCGGCGGATGGCGGCCGAGACGCGCTTGCTTTTGGTGTCGCTTTCTTCGTGCGCTCGGATCATGACCAGCAGGCTATAAACCAGGTCCATTGGCTGGGCCTTGAGGCGTTCACGGTTATATTCGCGGCCATCGCTGGCGGTGACCACCGTCACTCCGCCGCCGATAATCTGCGCGAGCTGAGCCTGAGCCTGGATCGGCTCAGCGCGACTTAGACGGTCAAGGCCTTCCACGACGAGGACAGATCCAGGCGCTATTCGCCCATCTTCGATGGCGGCAAGGAAAACACCCAGGGCGCCCTGCTTGATGTGGCGCTGATGATAGGCCGACAGACCTTCATCGCGGAGGGTCAGCGATTCATCCAGGGATAGCCCGCGCTCTTTCGCCCAAGACTTCGCATATTGCGCTTGGCGATCGGCGCTGTGGCCGGCTGCTTGCTTGGGATCGGAGAAGCGGAGGTAGCTGTAAACCTTAGGTCCGGCTTTCAC